AGAAGAACTTGACGAGTCACCTCGATACGGTGAAGAGTATGCCGACATGGACGGTGAAGAACCACAGGGAAATGATAATCCTTCCCAAGATGTGTATGCGATGCTCGACAATCTTCGATCAAAGGTAGTGGGAACTCCTTTAGAGGGTGATGTTCTTGCCATCATGGACAAGATGGATGCCAATCCTGAGATGACCGATACAAAATACGGTGATCATACAATGGCCGAAGAGTTCGGAGATCAGGGACAATTGTCTAAAGACATGGATAAAGCACGAGCATCATCTGACAAACGAAGTGATGCTGTCGGTGGAAGAATCACCAATGTGTCAAAACTACAAGATGTCATGGTTTCTCAAGTGAGGGGACTTATGCAGAGTGCTGAAAAGGTCGGTGAAAAAGAACTTACTCTTGTTTTGAGAAACTTGTTGAAGAATGTCAACCAACTCGTACCCCAAGAAGGTGGTGGGGAGATTGCAGAAGGTATTTCTGCGAAAATTAAAACTTTACAATCAAAGTTAAATGCTTTGAAAAAGAAATAATAAGGAGAATTTTATTATGCCAAGCCCAAGAAGAAGAAGACAAAAAAAGGTCTTACTTAGAGAACAACAGAGAGAAGAGGTCTTAGAAGTCCTACCAGTTGAGGTCGAAGCACCGGCACCCGAGCCAATTGCGAAAAACCCCATGAAGACTGTGAAGGAAGTGTTTTCCTCCATCCTAGACGATGATGAAGAAGAAGAGTAAATGGTTGACTTTCGAAAAATGACAAAAAACTTTCTTTTAGGAGAAAGACTTGACACACCGAGTTTAATGAGTTATATTCAATCTTTAGAAGAAATTGTTTATGCACTTAAACCTTCCTCGAAGTCTGAGCATCGTCGCATTGAGATTGCTAAAGAGCATGTTCGAAATGTAAAGAGACACAGCAAAAGACTTATGGAGAAGGTTACAACACTCGAAGAAAGATTGAGTATTTTAGAAGAAAATCAGGAGGAGTAAAATGGGTGGTCTTTACGGACACATGTATCATCTATATGATAATCCCAACTTGTCATTTGCCGACATCTTCGACGTAATCCAAAAAGCATCAGCAGGTAAGCTCGTAGGAACTGAAAAGACCGACGGGCAAAACCTGTATGTGTCTTTTTCAATTCCGCAAGATAAGGCAATTGCAGCAAGAAACAAATCAGAAATCGGAAGAGGTGGTATCGATGCCGACGAACTTGGAGACAAGTTTAGGGGCAGAGGTCCATTAGAATATTCGTTCGCAGATGCTCTTCGTGCATTCGAGAGTTTTGTAAAGAACCTTTCCACAGAGATGCAGAATGAGATATTCGGAGCACAAGCAAATAGGTTTTACAACATTGAAGTTATGAATCCCGAAACAACCAATGTCATCCAGTATGACACTAAGGTTGTCACCATTCATAGAGATGGTGGTATGCTTCGAACCGACGATGGACCTAAACCCGATCCTTCGAAGAAGGGTGTTGAACTAATTGAAAAGATTTTCAAACAAGTTGAAGACTTGGCAAACCAAGGAGAACATAGACTCGTTGTGAATGCTGTTCAAACCCTTCGAGCATTGAGTGGTGATGTGGATGCCAAAACAGCAATGACAAGAATAAAGAAAGTTCTCTCAGACGAAGGTCTTAGTGAGGGAGACACCATTGGTGACTACATGGTCAAGGTAGTCTCAGACGAAACAGAGAAGATGTTTCCTGAAATCGAAATGGAAGCAAAGAAGATGATTGTTGCCCGTGTCATGAAGGTGAAGGGAGTTAAGCTCACCGACATCTATAAAAAACTAGATGGTGCTGAAAATGAAACAAAGGTTCAAGTAAAGGATTTTGTCAACACCTCTCCCCTATTGTTAAAGAGAGCAATCTTTCCTATTGAAGATGCCATTCACGACTTCGCAGTAGAAATGCTCAGGGGAGTACACAGTTTGTATGTTCTTGACAATGATGCAGAAGTATTCCGTATGAGAAAAGATGTTGAAAGAGCCATCCAGCAAATTACCAACACTGGTGACGAAGAGGAGATGGATAAGTTGCAATCGCAATTAGCAAAGTTGAAAGACTTGGAAAATGTGTCTTCTGCGGCAGAGGGGTTTGTATTCAATTACGACGGAAACACTTATAAGTTCACCGGCAACTTTGCACCCATCAACCAAATCATGGGAATACTCCGTTACGGCAAAGGTGCTGCTACGAGGAAGTTGCAAGAAGATGGTGGAGAGGGACAAACGATTGCCATCTTTCCCGGTGGATTCAAACCTCCACACAGTGGCCACTTCCAGGCAGCAGAAGCAGGAATGAATAAGGCAGATAAAGTTTACGTTATTGTTTCCGAAAAACCAAGAGATGGAATCTCAGTAGAATTATCACTTTGGTTATGGGAGAAGTATATAGCAAAATATGGATACCAAGGTAGAATGATCCCAGTTGGCCACACCGAACTTGTAAAGGATGCTAAAAGTCCAATACAAACAACCTATGACTATGTAAAGAAATTAGACCCCGGTACAACCGTTGTCCTCGTTCTTGGTAAAAAAGATATTGACGACGGAAGATATGCTGGTGTGGGTAAGGACAGGGAAGACGTTAATGTCTCCATGTATGCCGTAAAATTCGGTGGTATCTCTGGTACTAAGATGAGGAACTTTGCCAAAGACGGAGATCACGCAAACTTCATGAAAAACCTACCCTCAAAGCTCGATAAAAAAGAACGACAAGAGATTTACGAGATGGTGAAGTCAAACATACTCTCAGAAGCACCAGGTTCGTCTGTAATCGCAAAGGCACCCAAAGACCCTGTGAGGGTAGGCATTGGTAGAGATGCCCTCTACAATCTCGTAGAGGAGTTTTATAACGAAGTTGCTTCTGAGTTGGGCAATGCTCCCGCAGATTATAACCCCCTTTATGCCGAGGAGACTTTCAAATTTATTTTTGACAAGTCCGTTCCCGAAGAAGCTAAGGATAAATTTATGGATCTCGTTGACAAAGACCATAAAGCAGCATTAGAATTTCTCATGAAGTGGACAGAAGAGATGAATGAGATTTCCTCCATTGCAGGTGGTGGAGTGGAAGGTTTTGCTGGTCCGATGGGTAAGAAGAAAAAGAAAAATACTACTTATAGGTAGAGGATTTTATTATGATGATTTCAAGAGAAGAGTTTTTACAAGAATTAAGATTACGTCAAGGCGTTCGAGAGATTTTAAAGAAGCTTATAACTACCAAGACTGTAATAAACGACAAAGAAGATTTTGTTTTGTCGGAAGACAGAAAGCTGAGGAGGCATGTTAGAAAAATGATCCTCAAAGAGAAGACCGACTTTGCACCTCATGGCAATACCGGTATCAATGTTCTTACTGACTTATTGGAAAGAATTCTTCCCGTTATTGAAAGAGATTATAAGTCACTTACCACAAATACCGACCAAAGAGATTCTTACAGAGCACACTTTGTGAAAGCAGTACAAAACACACTTGGCAGCCTTCGAGTTGTCGAAGATCCTGCCGATGCTTCTGCAATTGCAAAAGCTGGTAGTGAAGAGGAAGAGAAACCAATGGGGATGTCTGCTGATGAACTTGAAGAAGCAGAAAGTGAGTTCGATAAGTTCATTGACATCACCGCACCTCGATCTTCAACTGCAACAGATGCTGATGGTGATGGTTCAATTGACATGCAAAGTGCAGATGCCGACTTAACAGGAAGAAACTTTGCTGCGAAAACATTTGATAAGATTGAACAAAACATTTCTGACTCTTTTAGTATTCTCGCAAATCCCAAAGATGAAGATATGTTTACTGACTACCTTCTCACTAACTTGAAACTTTATTTTGATAAATATGAAGACGAACTCAAGGGAGTTGTTGCTGAACCATCTACTGACGAATACGAAGATGAAAAAGCAGAGATGGATGCAGAACCAGCTGGTGATGAATTGGGTGGTGAAGATGATCTGGGATCACCTGATGATTTGGGTGGTGAAGAAGAAGATGATGATATTGATATAACCTTATAAGATCAGTCATCAAAAAAAATTCATTTTAACAAATCCTGAGATCCATGATATTCATATAAACATATTTTATATTTAATTAATTAATTTAAATTATGTCAAAAGTTAAAAACTACTCTCTAATAGCTAAGCTTAGAAAAGAAAAAAGATCAGATCCCGACTTTGAAACAAAGATCAATCAGCTTTCAATTGAAGAAATCATTTCTTTAAAGCTAGAGCTTATATATAAATCAATAGGTGATAAAACCTATGGGCTACATCTATGGAAAAATATTGATCACCTGATAAAAGAATCAATCATTAAATTTACTTTATCATACTGTGGTTCTTTCAACTCAGCTCGAAGGTTCTTAGGGCTTGATATACCAATTTGGTCAAAACTCCTCAAGAAATACATTCCAGCAGACTTTTTTGATAAGAAACCTGACAATCACCCATAGGCATTCTATTTATAAGTGAAGAAAAACCCCCAGGAGGTCACTAGAATGACTAATACCAAGAAACTTTTTGAAAACTTTAGAAACTTTGTAAAGGAAGATGCAGCTGCCGACTTTGAGAAAGCAGGAGAGAAAGGTCTTTATGATTATACCAGTTTCTTAAAGAAAGTTGCTAAAGATCCCGACTTCCAAAAAATAGCAAGAGCAGGAAAAACTGACGGAGAACCCAGTGACGAGATTGTTACCGTTGATGAAGGTGGTGTAGTGCCAATTGCTAGTCTTTATGCTACGCAGTCAGAAATCGGATTACTTAAAAGTTTAGAAGACCAAATGGTGAATAGATATGGACTAACAGAGATAGCACTTGGTCTAAAGGGAACCCCCATCGTCATGACTGATGAGTCCGGGCCTGTACCACTCTTTGTTTGGAACAATAAGTACATTCTCGACGGACACCATCGTTGGTCACAAATCATGATGACAAACCCAGAGGCAGATGTGAAGATTGATAGCATGTCAGGGCCAGCACTGAAGTCTGCTGAGGATGCTCTTAAAATGACCCAGCTGGCAATTGCTATCGTGGCACAGAATGTTGTTACCGCACCACTTACCGGTGCCAATCTCATGACGATGGGAACTGGTGAGGTTATGAAGTTTGTTGCGGAAAACATCACCGACGAAGTGTTGGGACTTCTCGTAGAGGCAAAGAAGATTCCGGAACCATCTAAAGAGGTGGCAGCACAGTATTACGGAAAAAACCATAAGATTATCCAAAAACGTCGTGGCAAGTTTGAGAGAGAAAAAGGTATGCCACAGGCAGGTAAGTCCGGCGGAGAAGGTGGACAAGACAAGGTTAATAAAGCATTGGGAACAGGTGCCGTAAATTATAGCAACCCACAAAAGAGTGATGTCAAGTAATGAAGATAGGGAAGTGGAGAAAGTTCTTGGCAGAAAGTATCGACGTTGACATCGAGGTTGGTGACATTGTTTTAGGCGGGAAATATAAGAACAAAAGAATCGAAGTAAAAGAGATCGGAAAAGATGAACTTGGACAACCCACCATCAATGGTAAACCAATGTTGAAGTTCAGAATTGAGAAGTTCTTGCCCGATGAAAAGAAGAGTAAGAAAACTCTCGATGATGAGAAGTCTCTAAACGAAGGGTATTATGGAATTAATCCAAAAAACCCACCACCGATAAAGGATGTTTTGGAAGATTGGATTGACGGCAAAAAAGCATATGATGCTGGAAGTACAATGACTGGACATGGAGATCTAAATTATCACGGTTTCTACTCAGTGGAAGATCTTTGGCCAATCAGGGAATACGATTGGAGTTCAGAGAAACACAGGGGAGATCAGGAAGAGTGGGACACATTAGTTGCGAGTATCAAAAAAGGATTCAATCCCAAATATCCAATCATGGTCAATCTAGGCAAGAATGGTGTTGCTAAAATCGGAGAAGGAAACCACAGGCTCGCAATTGCAAAGCAGTTGGGAATCAAGATGGTTCCTGTAAACTTTATTTTCCAACATGAGGTTCGATTCGATAGAAACTCCTTTCAAGTAAAGGACGAAGACAATGAAGAGGCAATCGAAGCATTAGCTGATGATTCTCCCGAACAAATTAAGACAGCAGCAGTCGTTCTCAATAGAGAGAAGACAAAGGCAGAAGACGAGCCTGATGCCGAGTGGGATAAAATCTCCCAAGAACTCTTCGACATGATATCGGATATAATGAATTGATGGATATGAAGAAATTATTAGTAACAGTTGTCACCGCACTTGTAATCGGTGTTTTGACATGGCAACTCAACACGGTAAACAATCTCGAAACCGATGTTGAGGTTATGAAGTATAAAATCGAACAACTTGAAAAAGATGTAAAGAAACTTCAGAAGAGAAAAAAGAAATGAACTTTTTAGACATCTGGAATCACCTAACATACGTTGATGGCATTTTATTTACCTTGTGGGTTGGTGCAATGTATTATACTAAGTGCTGGATAGATAACAAGTTTAAAATAGAAAAGAAAAAATGACGCACAAAGCTAAAGTAGAACATTAACTTGGGGCTTGACAAAAGATTTCGTTCCTGTATAATGGGAACAATTCAATTGCTGTTTACGCAGCAAGGAAAGGAAAGTGACTATGTTAAAGAAACTATTAATGACGACCATTATGGCGTTAATGATTAGCGGAGTAAGTTATGCTGACGAACTTCGTTTAGAAGCAAAAGCTTCTGCTAAACTAGGTGATTTGACTTTGACCGTCGAGGAACAAGTTCGCCATGATTTAGGAGTTAGTGAGGAAATGGTTACAACTGCCGCACCGTATGAACATACTGTGTTTGCAGCAACCAAATCTGTTGGGGATAAGTTAGACTTAACCTTGCGTGTTCGTAATACGAATACTGCTGGTGCGTCTACCAACCGTCTTTCTTTAGATGCTGATACTGGGTGTAGTGCCTTCGGTTTAGATATTACTAACCGAACACGACTTCAGTTGGATGGTATTACAAACATTAAGGATGTAACTACCAAGCAAGCATCGTTGAGAGATAGACTCGACGTTTCCAAGACAGTTGCCATTGCAGGTAAAGACTTGAAGTTATCTATTGGAGATGAACTCTTCGCAGATGAAACAGGTTTAACCAGCAATCGTGCAATTGCCTCAGTAGGCACAAAAGTTTCTGCGGTAAACGTAACGGCAGAATACTTCTTACAAACCGACGGTTTGATGTCTGACACTAAAACAAACAGCCACACTGTCGGTGTGTATGCAAGTTTATCATTCTAGAGTAATTCTACTTTTAGTGTGATATTTTGAGAGTCCCCTTGCGGGGGCTCTTTTTTTGCCTTCTGCTAACCATACGGGATAAAAAACTGCATTTAATGTGGTATAATAAAACATAAGACACTACTTATAACCCGAAACATTCCCTATCACAAGAAAGAGAGTAATAGAATGAAAAAATACACTGCTTTATCATTATTGGCATTATCCTGTTTGTCGTGCAACCCATTGGTTGTCAAAACGGATAAAGACCAGACAACCAAGCACTCATTTGAAGAAATGAGTATCGTCGTTGTCAACCAATAATTATATTTTTCTTTTAAACCCCATTTGACCAGTTAGTTGCTTTTCTATCTGGTCTTTTTGGTTTTTATCTGCATGATACCAGACCCAAGCAGCAGTTTGCTTTATGTTGTGCATCTTCTCACGAATAAAATCTATCTTCTGCTGTATTATCTTTACTTGGGTATCTTGAGCAATACCACTATCAATACCTAGTTCGGCAGCAACCTCTATTAGAGTTGCGAGGTCATCATCTGCCACTGCCCTCTGTGCGATAAGATAGAGTGTCTCCCTCTCCTCTTTCTCGTCTTCGTCTAAGCATAACATCTTATCCGGATGCGACTTGACAGCTATTTTTTTAAAGAGTGAACGGGACTCTTTACTTATTTTTTTATTTGCCCCTTCGTGAATTTTCTCTTCTCTGTCTTTCGCAATTTCCCCGACCTCTTCCTCTTCTTCGGAAGTCTCAACAGGTTCTTCATTTTGGGAATTCAATTCACTTTCATGCACGAATTTACTATTGAAATGTTGATTGCAAACCCTCATTACATCTTCCACATCATCGAGGTCGAACTTTACTAGGTTAAATTCTAATTGTTTTCTTTTTAGACGATTTTTGTTCACTCTATAATTAGAGTTTCTTTCGGGATCTCGTACCTTTCGAGATCGATGTGTTCCTCTAAAAAGTCAATAATTTCATCATGCGTTGGAGAGAATGCCATATGAAAAAACCCACCTGCTGTACTAACGACCATTCCGATCACATGCCCGTAGGAATTCAAAACAGGAGAACCAGAACTACCGGGAAATGCAGGAAGATTGTATACATCCATTGACAATGCTCCAATAGTTTCTTTACCGATGTATCTCCCCTCGTAGACAATGGCAACATCTTTACCAAACATTCCCGCAGGTGCAGCAATGTTTAGAATCTCATCATAACGATCCGGATTATGTAATGAAATCTCAAGAGGTTCCATATCTAGTGGTTTCGTTCTCAGTAGACAGGCATCTATTTTGTGACTTAATCCCACGAGGATAGCTTTGTGACTCTCCCCTTTCGACGTGTTTACGAAGATGTTGTTCTCAAGAACGATTTGCCCATCCAGAGTTATGGAGTTCACGCAGAAATGTCCAGCAGTAAGGATGTATGTTCCCTCATCTCTCTCAGCAACCGCAAACCCAGATGCCACCGAAGACGCGGGCATCCCATTTGTTGCTTGTATGGATAGTGCCATCACCTGAACAAAGGATTTCCTTTTATTTTTGAGTATTTGTTTTGTTATAAAGGAACACCCACCAAGTATGAGCATTGCCACTATTAAAGAAGTCATTATTTTCTTCATACTATAAATACAAACCTTACAACTTATTTACTACAAATAAACTATTTAATAGGGAAAGGAACACTATGGCAAAGAAACTTTACGCACTAGATACAAGTGTTTTATTGACCAACGCAAATTCTATTTACTCATTTGGAAACAACGATATACTTGTTCCAATGATGGTTCTCGAAGAAATAGATAAACATAAGAAGAGACAAGATTCCGTTGGTGCTATGGCCAGGAATGTTATAAAGATCTTGGACGAACTCAGATCAAGAGGTAGTTTAAAATCAGGCATCAGGATCGGCAAAGGATTCGGGAAGATAATTGTTTCCGAAAATGTTGGAGACTCATGGATTCTTCCAGAAGAATTGTCAAAGACAGTTCCAGATCACATCATCATCCAGACTGCACTGAATTACTCCAACACCATGAGCAACCCTAAGAGGTTGGTGCTGGTAACTAGAGACATAAACATGAGAGTCATCGGTGACTCCGTTGGTGTCAAGACGGAAGACTACGATCCCGACAAGGCAATAACAAGTCAGAAGGAAATGTTCAAAGGATTTTCAGAAATTCTCATCGACGATGAACACATAGATAGGTTCTATTGCGGTGACGACATTATGCTGGAAGAAGACGAACATAGAGGTATGTTACCAAATCAGTATGTTATGTTGATTTCGAGAGTGAACGATAAGAGAACTGCCCTTGCAAGGTTTCTCTCCTACAATACCCCCCTCCGCAGGGTTAGGAAATTTGATAATTCAACTTGGGGATTCGCACCAAGAAACAAAGAGCAAACCTTTGCTATGGACTTACTTACGGATGACAGTATAAAAGTTGTCTCCCTTATTGGTCGAGCAGGATCGGGGAAAACACTATGTGCCCTTGCTGCTGGATTAGAACAAACTTTACAAAACCCCCGCACCAATGGGGGAGCAGACAGTCAGTATACAAAAATGATTGTATCAAGACCAGTGCAGCCGATGGGGAGAGACATCGGTTTCCTACCAGGAACTTTAGAAGAGAAGATGGAGCCATGGTTGGCACCCATCAGGGATAATTTACAATACCTTCTTGGAAACGACAAGATGATGGTTCAGGATTATCTGGAAAAAGGAATTATAGAGATAGAAGCACTTTCTTACATTCGAGGTCGATCTATTGCAAATGCCTATATTATTATAGACGAAGCACAGAATTTAACAAGACACGAATTAAAGACTATAATAACAAGGGTAGGAGAAGGGACAAAGATTATTCTCACAGGAGACATCGAACAAATCGACAATGTTTATATAAACGAAACATCAAATGGTTTGGTTCATGCTGTGGAGAAATTCAAGTCCTACGATGTTGCAGGTCATGTAACATTGGTAAAAGGTGAAAGATCGGAGGTTGCTACCCTTGGCGCAAAAATCTTATAAAAAGAAGATACACGACAAAGTGATGGTCTATCAGACCAAAAAACTTCCCACTGGCATGAAAATATCAAGAATTATGAAATCTATCGAGAAGACTATTCCCTCACACTTCTTGTCTGAGGTAGAAGCTCTTATTATCGCAGACTTGGCCAAAATAACAAAAGAAGAGAGATTATTAGAGGGAGACACAATTTTTATCAGCAACGAACATTACTGTGAACCACTTCTTGTTGAGAATTTCACACTTACCGTTGGGGAATCTCTCTATAAGAAATACAATTATGTGTTCTGTGATGATTTGCTGAAAAAGGAGTTCCTCATAAAAAGGAGGGACTTATATTATGACCTAATAGGTTTCACCCCCAACCTCGCGCTCTCCGACTTTTTAAATACAGAAAGTCCGTCTGATTTCGTGAGGTCGATTAGGAAAATAGAATTTGAAGATGTGCTAAGTAATACACAGAAATATTTTGTAAATTATGAATCTTCTCTTAGTTTAGAGAATTATTTTTCGCATCTATTTAATGCCCATATGTGTGGGCAAATAAGGAAGAGGGATTATAAAAACTTTCTTTCTATCATAAAGGACATTGAAAAAATGTGCAAGGAGAATTAAAATTATGAAAAAAACAATAAAAGAAGATAAAAAAGCAGGAATTGTTACTCTGACTATTGAATTGAGTGAAAGGAAATCTGCTAACGACCCTGTTGTTAATTTTTTAACAAAGGATGCTAGGGAACTCTTATCAAAAGCAGGGTTCGATGTAACAGGATGCAGAAAGTCTGACTCGGCGAATAATCACAAGTCTGAGGACAACCACCGCGGTTCATGGGTCTTTTCTGTAAATAAAGAAACAAAACCATCACCCAGGAAAATACAGGAAGACGCAAAAAAGGACTTGACAAGTGCAATTGAACCTGCTATTATTAGTAGTAAAAAGACGGACAACTCCGTTCACTCTCAAAGAAAAGGAAAATAATGCACCTTTCATTCTCGTCCATCAAGGATTTTAAGTTTTGTCCATATTATTATAAATTAACGAGGATAGATAAACTTAAACCGTTTAAGGGAAACATCTACACCGCTTTTGGAACATCGATACACAGTGTTTGCGAACAAACAATTCTAAAAAAGGGCCAGAAGTTTAATTCTGTTCCTTTTTTTAGAAAAGAGTTGAAAAAAGAAATTTCACTGCTCGAAGAACAGGTGTCAAAAAAACAAGAAGAAGAGTTCTTCTCTTCTGGCGTTAAGATAATTGAAAATTTAGAAAGTTTCATGAATGAGACTTTTGGTGATTATGAAGTTGTTGATACTGAAAAGAGTCTTAGGATACCAATCACCTTCGAAGAAGAATATCATAACGAATTCGACTTCGTTGGGTATGTTGATTGCATAATAAGAACACCAGATGGACAACACCACATCATTGATTGGAAGACTTGCTCGTGGGGTTGGGATGCAAGAAGAAAGAATGATCCGATGGTTACTTACCAATTGTCGTATTATAAGTTTTTCTATCAAATGTTGACAGGACTCCCTTTCGACAAGATAAGCACACACTTTGTGTTGATGAAGAGAATCACGAAAGGAAATCCTCTTGAACTTGTTGAGGTTTCTAGTGGAAAGAAAAAAACAAGCAATGCCCTTAAACTTTTGGAAACAGCAGCATATAATGTTGATAACGAGAATTTTATAAAAAACAAATTGTCTTGCTCAAAGTGCGATTTTAATCGAACTAAGCATTGCCCATAGGTATCGATATGAAGAAGATTTTAACCATCAGTGATCACCCCTTGTCCCCATCGGGCGTAGGAACTCAGACCAAGTACTTTATCGAAGGTCTGATAAAAACGGGAGAGTATGAGGTCTTTTCCCTCGCAGGAGCTATTAAGCATCACGATTACAATATGATAATTCCGGAGGAATACGACGGAAAATGGAGGATTCTACCAGTAGACGGGTACGGAACTCAGGACTTAATCAGGGAACTGATAGCAGCAGAAAAACCAGATCTTCTTTGGTTTATGACAGACCCAAGATTTTGGGGGTTTCTGTGGGAAATAGATGACGAGATCCGTTCGAACATACCTATGGTGTACTATCATGTATGGGATAACTACCCGTACCCAAAATATAACAAGAAATGTTACGACTCCAACGATTTAGTAGTCACAATAAGTAAAGTTACAGACGACATTGTAAGGACGGTTTCTCCAGATGTAGAGGTCATATATCACCCTCATGCAGTACCAAACAATATCTTTACACCAGATAAGGATAAGGCAAAGGTTAGGAAACTAAAGCAACTTATATATGAAAAGACTCCCGAACGAGCAGACTATTTTACCTTCTTTTGGAATAGCAGAAATGCTAGAAGAAAACAAAGTGGTTCTCTGCTGTTTTGGTATGCAGATTTCATAGAAAAGTTGGGACACAACCGAGTAAATTTGATTATGCACACGGATGTCACTGACCCGCATGGACAGGACTTGGAAGCAATAATTAGGGAACTAGGTATTGACAATGGGGAGGTTATTTTCTCAACTGGAAAATTTGATTTTGAGAATCTTTCCCTAATGTACTGTATGTCCGATGTCACTGTGGCAGTTTCTGATGCAGAAGGTTTTGGGTTGTCCATACAGGAGTCCCTATCTTGCGGCAAACCAGTAATCTGTACCATGACTGGTGGAATGCAGGAGCAAGTTTACGACGGTGAGAATTACTTTGGAATAGGACTCCACCCAGCTTCGAAAGCAATCATTGGATCTCAGGAGATCCCTTGGATCTACGAAGATCGTCTTGACGGAGCAGATGTTGTTGCTGCTTTTGATAAAGTATATCACATGCCCAAAGAAGAATTACATAAACTTGGCATGATGGGCAGAGAGCATGTTATGAAAAACTATAGTTTCGAACAATACCAGAAAAAGTGGGAAGAGATTATAGACAACACCATGAAAAAACACGGTGCCTGGGCCACTAGGGAAAATTATAAAAGATGGACTCTTTCGGAGGTAAAATGAGAAACGTAAAAATAATAGTCAGAGGACCAGCACTTAGTGCCTCCGGATACGGAGTTCACGCAAGATTTCTAATTCGAGCACTAGAACAATCAGATTTGTTCGATGTTTATTTGGATAATATAAATTGGGGTACACTAGGATATGAACCCAAGTCTTCTCCTGAGAGAGAAAAACTCTTTGGGTTGATCAATAAGACTAGGGCATATGCCGCACAAGGTGAGCCGGTATTTGATGTCAGTGTTCAGGTGACTATCCCAAATGAGTTTAGAGAACTAGCAGCATACAATATTGGAGTAACTGCTGGGATAGAAACTGATAGAATTGCATTAGAGTGGGTAGATCAGTGTAACCTCATGGACAAGATCATTACGATTTCTGAGCATTCGAGAAATGGACTTGTTAAAACGATTTTTCCTCTCATAGATCAATCCACCGGACAACAAACGGTCAAAAAGGTAACAACACCGGTATCCGTCGTACATTATCCGGTTCCTACGATGGAACAAGAAGAAGTTGAACTAGAATTAACAACAGATTTTAATTTTCTCACCATGGCCCTAATGGGTAATAGAAAGAATATTGATAATACTATTAAATGGTTTGTAGAGGAATTCAAAGACGACCCCGACGTGGGTTTGGTTGTCAAGACTGCAATTCGAAGTGGATGCACAGAAGATAGGATGAGGACTACTGAAGCAATTGAGAACATGTTGCAGGGGTATCCTGACAGAAAATGTAAGATTTATTTACTTCACGGAAGATTGTCCGAGGAGGAAAAAAATTCCCTCTACTGTAACGAGAGGGTAAAAGCATTAGTGACCCTCTCACACGGAGAGGGATTTGGATTACCCATATTCGAAGCAGCATGTAATGGTTTGCCCATCATTGCCCCAAATTGGAGTGGCCATGTTGACTTCTTGAATCACGAAGTGGAAGACTCTAAGGGGAAAGTGAAGAGAAAGGCATTGTTTTCAAAGGTCGATTATGAACTAGGAACAGTACCACAGGCATCTTATTGGGAAGGTGTTATCACCAAAGACAGCAAGTGGTGTTACCCCAAGAAAAACAGTTATAAACAAAAATTGAGAGAAGTTTATAAAAATTATGGCATGAAGAAATCCATTGCCAAGAAACTGCAAGAGAAGGTCTTACAAAACCACGATTCAGAAAAACAATATAACCTCTTTCACGATGAAGTTCTCGGAGAGGCATTTACATCCGTAGATTCTGGTGATTTGCCAAAAATCTCTATTATAACTTCTGTTTATGACGGGGACAAATACATCAAACATTTCATGAGTGAAATAACCAAACAGAGTGTTTTCAAAGACAAGTGCGAATTGATTCTCGTAAATGCAAACTCCCCAGGCAATGAGGGGGTTGTTATAGAGGAATATCTGAAGAAATTCCCAGAAAATATTAAATATATAAAATTAGAGAAAGATCCTGGAATATATGGTGTGTGGAATCATGCTATCGAGAACTCATCTGGAGAATATATTATGAATGCAAATTTGGATGACAGTCGGCATGATAGGTTTATCGAGGTTCTCGCAAAGACATTGGTGCTAAATGAAGATATCGACTTGGTTTGGTCGGACTCCTTCGTTACACACAAGATAAATGACGGATATCATTCTTCTAACCACCGACAACGATATAAGTCTGAGGGGTTCTCCTTAGAGGAGATGTTGAAGGCAAACCTCCCACACAACAACCCCATGTGGAGAAAGAATCTTCACGACAAACATGGCATGTTTGATCCAAAATACAGGTCAGCAGGTGACTGGGATATGTGGCTTCGAGCTGCGTTCAATGGATCTAAATTTAAGAAAGTAAATATCCCACTGGGACTTTATTATTTTAATCCCAAGGGGATTTCTACCGACCCAATTAACAATTCGTGGAAAGTGGAAGAGGAAAAGATGGTATTCAAAAAGTATTCCGAGGAATATATGAAGAGGACTGCGAAAGTAGGATAACAACATGAAGATAATCTCTTTCAGCCTTTGGGGCACAAACCCCAAGTATACAGTGGGAGCATTGAGGAATGCAGAACTGGCAAAGAATATATACCCTGATTGGGTATGTAGGTTTTATGTTGCTAGATCGGTGCCGCAAGATATAATAGAATCCCTTGAGAACATGGACAACACACAGGTTAAGTATATGGATTCCGACGGTGATTGGACATCCATGTTCTGGAGGTTCGAACCAGCAGCAGAGGACGACGTTGATATCATGATCTCTAGGGATACAGATAGCAGGTTAAGTGCTAGAGAGAAAATGGCAGTTGATGAGTGGGTTTCTAGTGATAAGGGTTTTCACATAATGAGAGATCACCCTTGGCACAAATATCCTGTCCTTGGTGGAATGTGGGGAGTCAAAAAAGGTGTCCTACCCCAGATGAAGAAACTAATATCAGAGTTTTCGCAAACAGACGAATATGGTACTGATTACTGGTTCTTCGGCCGCAAAGTCTATCCCCTAGTAACTTCCGATATGTTGGTTCACGACCCATTCTTTGAAGGAAGGGAATTTCCATCTCAAAGAACCGCAGGCAATTTTGTGGGACAAGTTTTTGATGAAAACGAACAGACCGTCGAAGAGCACGTTAGGGTTTTGATGGAATATGAAGATGGAAATAGATAGAGTAATTTTGTCATCAAATGATAATAGAGATTATTTAGAATTTTGGAATATAGTCTCTGAAGCATGGAGCGAGAATGTTGGGATAAGACCAACTCTATTCGTCATCGGCAATGAGGATTTAAATTTAAGCACTAAGTATGGAGATGTATATTATCAAACACCATCAGACTCCGTTCCATCAGCACAGCAAGCACAGATTATCCGTTTTTTCGGAACAACCTTGTTCCCTGACGACATGTGTCTAATATCTGACTTGGATATGCTCCCTTTACAAACGAGATATTTTAAAGACCCAGTAAAGTCACTTGATGCAGACAATATTATTTTCTATTCTGCTGATGCTTATTTGCCAGGAAACCCTGCTTACCCTGCTTTCCCTATGTGCTACATGTGTGCCACTGGAAATACGTTCGAAAAGATCTTGAGATCTAACATTCACAATTTTATCCCAGAGGTTGAAACTTGGATGAAACATTCTTACGGATGGTATACAGATGAAAAAGTGTTTTTCCAAAAATGGTGGAATTGGGTTGACAAAGATGAGAGAACGGTATTTCTAAGAAGAGGGTTTAATAATGGATCGGCAATCACCATAGGCAGGGTAGATAGATCCGAAGCTTCCGCATATGATGAGGGAATGTTATCATCTGGTGGGTATATTGACTATCATATGCCTCGACCATTTAGCAATTACGAAGAAGAGATAAATGATATTTTAGAAAAAGCAAGGAAGAGTAAAAATGCCTTTCAGAGATGACGTACCTGCCACTATGGACTCCTACCCCTATGTCACAGGTATGGGGTTCCGAAACCGATGCCACATGGTGTTTGACGAGTTTAGAAATGATCCCGCCTCCAGTATATCGCACCACGGCCAATTCGTTTTCGTTAAGACGGATTATATAAAACTTTTTGAAGATAACGTGCTTCCCATTATTGATTATGATATAAACATTATAACCCATAATAGTGCCCTTGGAATAAACGAGGATTTTGTAAGTTTGCTGGAGAATCCAAAAGTAATAAACTGGTTTGCTCAAAATGCTAATTTCCCACATCCAAAACTATTTTCATTGCCACTCGGTCTGGCAAATTATAGGTGGATGCATGGAGACTACAGTTTAATACAAAATGCAAATTCAGAGATACTGGAGAAAGAACACCTAATGTATATGAATTTTGATGTTTCAACAAACTCCACAAAGAGGACACCTATTCAGGAGACTTTTTTAAATAAAACTTTTGTAAAACAATCCGGGCCTAAACCATTTGGGGAATACATTGTTGACTTACGAAAGAGTAAGTTTACTGTATCACCACCCGGAGCAGGAATTGATTGTCACCGAATATGGGAGTCAATATCTGTCGGCACAATCCCCGTCGTCGAGAGGTGCCACAATATTTCTTTCTACGAGGACATGCCAATAATGGTCGTTGACGATTGGAAAATCATAGATGAAGATTATTTAAACAATCAATATGAAGAGATCCTGAGAGACTCCAACAAAGATAAATTGTTTCTGGATTATTGGATTGATGAAGTTGGATTATTGCCAAAGAGAGGAGTCACCACTTAGATGTTAAAAGAATATTATAAATTCTACCTATCATTACATCAGAACCGATGGAATCGACGACTCCACTTCATTGGCCAAGTTTTTACTGTCTCCTTTGTACTTTTGTGTTTATATTTTGAAATATATTGGTTTCTGATCTTTTCCCCATTCATCGTCTACCCCTTTGCTTGGGCCGGACATATTTTGTTCGAAAAAAACAAACCTCTTGCTTGGGACGGTGCTGGTGATTACGGAATTACAACACTAAAGGCAAAGATGTGTGACATCATTATGTGCAAGGATATTATAACTGGAAAGATAAGGTGGTAGATGCAAGAAGTAATAAGAAAATTTAGTGAAAAATATAAAACAGTTTTGATTACCGGAGGAACTGGATTCCTTGGGAAAAATATGGTCCCCCTGCTTAGGGACTCTGGAATAGATGTGACTGCCACCGGAAGAAATTATAATCTAATGGATTGGGAGAGGACAAAAGAACTCTTCACAATGAAAGACTATGATATAATATTCCATGCAGCTGTTTTCCAAGGAGCAGGAGACTTCACAATAAAATATCCAGCAGATCAATTTTATAAGAATAACCTTATTCACACGAACGTACTGGAGTGCCGCAAGAGGTTCCAACCAGATTCCCGCATCGTAGGCATCGGCAGCACATGTTCGTACCCCGGAGACATTCCAGTGCTGTCAGAGAGTGATTATTTTACTGGACCACTACATCCCTCTGTCGAGACATACGGATTGACAAAGTGCCTGATGCAGCAAGGAATCCGAGCATACAAGCAACAGTACGATTTGCCAGGTACAACTGCTGTCTTCGCGACCCTATATGGACCACATGATGAGTTTGATCCAACAAAGAGTCATGTCGTTTCTGCTTTGATTAAGAAATTTTGTGAAGCAGTTAGGGACGATAAGGGGGAAGTGGAAGTATGGGGAGATGGCACCCAAACCCGCGAGTTGATATTTGTAGAAGATCAGATTACTGGACTACTATTAACCTGCGACCATGACGGAGATTTGATTAATATCGGTTGCGGAGAAGAAACCAGGATTTCTGATTTAGCAGAAATGATTAAAGATGTATCTGGGTTTAAGGGAGACATCGTATATAACACAGATCGTTTTGTCGGAGTAAAGAGGAAAGTACTGAACATAGATAAATCAAAGAGATTGTATGGGTGGACGGTTGATAATAAGTTACACACTTTAAGAGAAGGTCTTGCCAAGACTGTGGATTGGTACAAAAGGGAGATGTTATGAAGCAAGAGAGAAAATATTTACCAACACTGAGTGAATTAATTGACAGATTGTCAATAGCTCAACTAAAGGAAGTGTTCATACCAGAACACAAAGAGGAATATGCAAAAGAGATTTCCGAAATCGTCCACGACATCGATATATGTTTAAGGGATTGCGAAGAAGACATCGGAGCAGAGATAATCAGAGCCATCGTCGTTCTCTCACAAATGAATCTTCACATTTGGCACAATGAAAGCAATTACAGAAGAGGAATCAAGGATGGTAACAATTTGGAACTCACGCATGGACTAAATGGGATAAGGAACACCTCAAAAAATAAAATCCAAGAAATTGCTGGTGGCAGGAAGGATTATAAAGTTGACTGTCTGGCAGCTGATTTTAAAGATTGGGAGATTAGTTGGAAGTGAGGGTTCTTGTTATAGGAGACAGTTGTAAGGATGTTTACGTTTACGGCACTGCCGACAGGCAATGCCCCGATGCACCTGTTCCTGTTTTCGTACCAACGAAAAATATTATAAGCAAAGGTATGTCTGGTAATGTTTATTCTAACTTGATCTCCCTCGGAGTGGAGTGTGACTTGATCACTAATCTTGACGAAGTTACAAAGACGAGGTATGTGGAGGAAAAGACAAACCACATGATCGTTAGAGTCGATTCAGGTGAAGAGTCCGTAAAGAGGATAGAAGACATAGGCAGGATAGATTACGAAAAATATGATGCAATTGTTATCTCAGATTATGATAAGGGTTTCTTAAAGAAGGAAGATATTTTTGAAATATCCTCAAAGCATGGTTGTACTTTTTTGGATACAAAAAAGATTTTGGGCACATGGGCCAAGAACATAACTTTTATAAAAGTTAATGAGATTGAGTATGAGAGAAGCAGAGAGTTTATAGAAAACAAGAAATGGTTGGATGAGAAATTGATTATTACAAAGGGTTCATCCGGATGCTTATACGGGAAAAAAACTTTCCCAGTCAAGAAGGTCGAAATCAAAGACCTGTCAGGAGCAGGAGATACTTTTTTAGCAGCTTTCGCAACGCAGATCCTTAAAACAGGTGATGTTAATTTTTCACTACAGTTTGCAAACAAGTGTGCAACCAGTGTTGTTCAGCGAAAGGGGGTTGTTGTAGTTGACCGAGACACCTAATGAGATGAGAAATATAAGAGTGTGGACAAATGGGTGTTTTGACATCCTTCACATTGGCCACATTGAGATGTTGAAGTACGCAAGTTCACTTGGGCACACCCTCGTCGTCGGATTGGATACTGACGAAAAGGTGAGAAGAGACAAGGGAAAAACAAGACCGATAAACACCCTTTCTGATAGAGTGGAGATGATGTCTTCGATAAAATATGTAGATGAAGTAGTCTCCTTTGCCTCACCGATGGAACTGGAAGACAAGATTAGGATCTATGATCCGGACTTCATAGTTGTTGGATCGGACTATATGGAAAAACCAGTGGTAGGGAGCCAATATTGCCGAGAGGTTAAGTATTTTGATAGGGTCGGTAATTTTTCGACCTCTAATATATTGGGAGAAGAATAGTATGAAAATCTTAATTACAGGAGGTGCTGGATATATAGGAAGTGAATTGTTATCATATCTTTTACCAGACCATCAAGTCACCGTCGTTGACAGTCTGATGTATGATCACACCTCACTCCTTAGATATACCAAGGAGAAAAACTTTAATTTTGTTAAGGGTGATGTTCGAAATACGAGCATACTGGAACCACTGATGAGAGACAGTGACGTGATAATCCCACTAGCTGCCCTAGTTGGTTTCCCATTGTGCGACCGCAGTCCAAGAGATGCCGAAGAGATAAATAGAGATATAAATAAGTGGATAGCAGAAAACAAATCAAAAGAACAGATTGTCATTTACCCATGTACAAATTCAGGATACGGAAAATCATTGGATGGAAAAGTCTGCACCGAGGAATCACCACTCACTCCCGTTTCCCTATATGGCAAAACAAAGGTTGAAGCAGAGGAGTTTTATAGGCAAGCAGACAATCATGTTACATTCCGACTTGCCACAGTCTTCGGGCCAAGCAGTCGGATGCGAAGTGATCTGTTGGTTAATAATTTTGTCCTAAGAGCATTGAAGGATAGGGTGATCGTCTTATACGAATGTGAGTTTATGAGAAATTACATTCACATCGACGACGTTTGCCGGTCTTTCTTGTTCGTTATAGAAAATTGGGATAAATGTAAGAACGAAACATACAACGTCGGTAACGACTCGTTGAATATGAACAAACTACAGCTGGCAAAAACAATAAACAAGCACTCCCCCATAGAGATAATAAGGACAGAGTTTAATTCAGATCCAGATGTCAGAGATTACATCGTCAGCAGTGACAAATTTTATTCTAAGGGATTTTCTTGTCTTTATGATCTAGATGATGGAATAAGAGAACTTATAAAAACATACTCAATTATTGATTCACCTTGGTATGCAAACTATTAGGAAAAAGAAAATGAAAACAGCAATTTGCTTCACTGGAACAGGGAGATCGTTAAAGTATACTCACGAGAACTTAAAGAAGTACCTCATAGATACTGAAGAGCAATGTGATATATTTGCCCATGTCTCCGATTCAAAATTTATAGATCAGGTACACGAGCATCTGAACTACGAGAACATTATACAACTAAAAGTAGAGTCCGATGAAGAAATCGAGTTGGAAGGTCTTCGTTGGCAACACAATTGGCCCGCAGGCCCACACTCCGGTCAATTCCCAAAACAAACATATCTGAACATGCTGTTGTCGAGAAAGAAATGTGGAGAGATGATTAGGGAGCATTGTAGGGAAAATAACTTCATTTACGATAAGGTTGTTTTTTCGAGATTAGATATATCTTTTCTAAAGCACATCCCCAAGGATTTAGATCTTGCAAATATGTGTGTCCCCGATTTCCACAATTTCGACAGAGTTCAGGGCGGAGGTTGCAATGATAGGTTCGCAGTGAGCAACTATGAGAATATGCAGATATACCTTTCTGAATATGAACGAGTTAGGGAATTTGTATCACAGGGTGGATCACTACATGCTGAATCTACCCTCTTTTGGCACCTGACCACATCCGGCCTGCGGATAGGGAGATACCCAATTAGGTTTACTAGAATACGACCAAACGGAAAGAGTATAGACGATAGACTATCCAATCCCGTATTGAGTTGGGAGGATTATTAAATGATTATATATGTTGATATTGACGAGACTATTTGCGAACATCCGAAGACAAGTGGAAAAAGAGATTATGCAGCTGCAACACCTCTGGTTAAAAATATAGAAAAAATTAACAAATTTTATGATGCTGGCCATACCATAGTATATTGGACTGCCAGGGGAGGCACCACGGGAGAAGATCACTCTTTGCTTACATCCACGCAATTGGACGATTGGGGAGTTAAGTACGCAGAATTGAAGATGGGCAAACCATCTTATGATATTTTTATTTGTGACAAAGCAATAAACTCAAGAGAATTTTTTATGATAGAGGAGATGAAGTGAAAACAATATATCCAAAACTTTATAATAACGAAAGAATAAAATTGCAAGGAATTTCTTATCATTCCGATTGTTATAAGTTGTGGGACTTGAATCATTGTCGTGATAATTTCAATGGACGAGAATATGAGAATGTTATAAAAAGCATAAATAACGGCACTCACCCCCTTTATTCCGGCACCGCCGGGATGTCCGTCATTGATTTAGAGAAATATGATTATGATTTTAAAAAATATTACAGTAATCTATCCGCAAATGTCAGGAGAGATATAGAGAACTGCAAAAAAAAGAAATATTATGTAAGAGAATACGATTTTAATGAGTTTGTGCAGGACTTTTCAAAGATTAACTTTTCACAACAAAGACGAAAAGGAAATATGAATCCGTGGTACTTGCAAAAGCCTGAGAATTTTTCTGGGATGCACACTGGTGGTGAACATAGATGGGAAGATCAGAACCACTATTCTTTGTGGCATGGCATCTTCAGGTACTTAAAAAACTACAAACAAGATGATAGAGTTACTAATGAAAGGTTGTATGGATACTGTAGAATTGCGATAGAGGGAGAAACCGTACTTGTTCACCTTATTTTGGCAGATGCCGATCATCTTAGGGATGGGATTATGATGACTATGCTCGTTTCCGTCATAAAGAATTTATTTCATCGAGATGGTGTTAGATATGTGATTTACGGTGGCCACGGAGCATACCCAGTGTGGAAAGAAAGAATGCTTTTCGAACCAACTAAGGTTCAAGCAATTTTGTGAAGAAAGAAAATTATATAACAAATCCAATAAATGTGATACAATGAGAATTATAAAGGGGGAGTAGTTTAGTGGGAAAACAATTGTGTGTGCTATGAATTGAGAGATGGCAGTTCGAGTCTGTCGGTTAAATACCGTAGTTTAATTGGAAAAACACCCAATTCGCACACAAGAGACAGAGGTTCGAATCCTCTCTCCTCCACCATTACAATAGATTCAGGAGAAAAGAGATATGAATAAAAATATTAATCCAATTGACTTACTGACGCACCTTGTGGTACACGGCAAGGGAGATATCGATGAACATCTTATGACACTCTTCTCACTTTCGATATCCATGAAGCCGTGTCTCATTTTAGAATTGGGAGTCCGTACTGCTAGAAGCACTTTGCCTTTCTTGTGTGCTTGCGACATCATTGATTCAAAATTGATCTCGGTCGATATTGACCCGGTAGTACCAGACTTCCAATTCCCCGATCACTGGAAGCAGAGATGGCAGTTCCACCAAAAAGATGCTATAAAATTCTTGGAAGAAGATCTGGAAGAAGTATTGCAAGAAACATCTAATTCTTCTAGGTCTAGGATTTTTTATATTGACGATTGGCATTCATATGAACATGTTAAGAGGGAGATAGAATTGATCTCCAAGTATGCCACACCCAATGACCTGTTCCTTTTACACGATCTTATGTACTATAATTCACAGCCCCAATATAGATCGGTTCAGGACTCGAAAGATAAACAGTGGGATCATGGTGGCCCATATCGAGCAATTGCCGAGTTGGATTTAGATGAGTGGGAATATTCTACAATTCCAAGATGCAATGGTATGACTATTCTAAGAAAAAAAGCAGAAGTTTGCACAATGGATTACAAATAGTGAAAAAGTTGGAGATAAACAAGGATTTGTATGATATTGTGCAGGGAAAGACGGTAGCTTTAATTGGTCCGGCCGGATACCTACAGGGAAAAAATCTTCACAAGCATCTTGATGACTATGATGTAGTCTGCCGACCAAATGAGATCATTCCCCTAAAACAACAGAGGTTGGACTATGGTAACAGGACAGATATTATGTTTTGCAATTTCGGGACGCAATGGATGCCAGGTATAAAGAGGAAGATCGAGTCGGAGGACAGACGAGAGTATTTTAAAAATCTAAAACTTGTCGTGTGTTCTGCCACCAAAGCATCCCACCAAGACGTAGATTTTCTCAATTGGCCGGACAACCACGTAAGTCAGGTGGTGCATAATTTTCAAGATATTAACGAATACGACCTCCCTTTTTATTGGATTGGGGTGAGGGATTACAATAGGATATATGCAGAAATAGGTGTAGAGTTTCACACAGGCATGGCAAGCATCGTAACTTTACTTAACTATCCTATCAAAGAATTGCTTATAACCGGATTCTCTTTCTATACCGGTGGTGAAAGATATGAAGACCTTTATTGCCCTGGTCATATGGACAAGGCCGACACGGATGGGAGAACCTTTGGTCACGGTAGCCATGCTGCGATGGTTCAACTCTCCTACTTCAAGAGACTCTTGTCCCTAAATTCTTGCATTAAAATAGATCCGTACATGAATACGATGCTGGATCTTAATCATGACAATTTATTGGACTGTGGTGTAGGGTGAGTAATTGCATTTTTATATCTGTTAGGGCAAATTCTAGTAGGCTGCCCTTCAAGGCCATGAGGGAAATAGTTGATAAACCAACTATCTTTTACTTGATTGACAGTTTAAAGAAGTCTAAACATGCTGATAGAATTATTTTATGTACGACCGAGAGAGAAGAGGACACTGCCTTGTGCGACATAGCAACTGAGAATGGAATATCCTTCTTCCGCGGCGCAAACGAGGACAAGTTAGTTCGATGGAAGTCTGCCTGTGAAGAGTATGGGGTTGATTTTTTTGTGAACGTAGATGGAGATGATTTGTTGTTTGATTGTGGACTTGCTGATTTGATATTCGAGCAGAACAAGAATAGCAACGTCGATTTTATAGACGGTCATGGACTGTATAATGATGCTTATGGAATTTCCTACAACTCTCTAAAAAAAGTCTGCGACATCAAGGCAACAGAGAAGACGGAATATATCAGACCATACTTCACCGAAACAGATCTGTTCGATGTCCAGAGAATACAAGATGTGCCAGAATGTTATAGAAAAAAGAATGTAAGAATGACTCTGGATTACGAAGACGACTTGGTTTTTTTTGAATCTGTGATAAAAAGATTGTTGCAAGAGGGTAGAACAATTAACTTCCAAGAAGCATATAAGTTGATTTGCGATAATCCTGAATTAGCAAATATTAATTTTTATCTTGATGAGAAGTGGAAGAAGAATCAGGAAAATATTAATAAACCAATTTTGAAGGAGAGCAAAAGTGAAGAGTGACAAATATACAGGAAATGAATTAAAATACCTGAAGATGGTACTGGATGGCCAACCCGCAGAACACGGCACCTGGTGCAGAACACTGGAAAAGAAGTTTTCGGATTTTTTTGAATGCAAGTATGCTATTGCCATGAATTCCGGCACCGCAACCTTACATGCTGCCCTAGAGGCCCTCGGTGTTGGTGCTGGTGACGAAGTTATAACACCGGCACTTACGGTAATCATGGATACATCCACTATCATACAGTGTAATGCAATCCCAGTCTATGCAGATGTCGATCCGGAGACTTTTGTTATAGATCCGGAGGATATAGAGAGAAAAATAACTCCGTCAACAAAGGCAATTATTGTCGTCACTTTATACGGTGCCGTTTGTGACATGGGTAGGATCAATGAGATCTCCGAAAAATACAATATTCCAGTCATTGAGGACCACGCGCAATGCCTCTTGTCCCAACATAAGGGAAACCGAGTAGGTGTTTCTAATTCCTTTTCTAGTTGGAGTTTCGAGAATGCTAAACAAATGAGTTGCGGAGAGGGTGGCATACTATTGACCAATGATGAGAATCTTGCAATGTCTGCTCGAAAAGTAGCAGGACATGGTTATAAGAATTTGAGCGCTGATGGTGGAAAAATAAAGTTCTCAAACCAATATGATTTTCAAGATCCCGATTTCGAAAGACACGACTCATTAGGTTGGAACTACAGACTCAGTGAGTTTTCCGCAGCAATTGCCTTGGCACAATTCGAGGACTTGGAAGAGAAAATAGAAATGAGAAAATCAGTAGCAAATCTATTTCTGCAAGCAATTGGGGAGTGTGATTATTTAACCCCTCAGAAAGTTCTTTACAATTCAGTCCATTCGTATTATACTTTGGGAGTAAGATATGATGGAGACACACACATGGGAGTAATCTGGCAAGAGTTTAGAGACAAGTATGTCGAACTTGGGGGTGATGGATATTATGCCGCTTGGAAAAATCCGTATCTAGAACCCCTCATGTATAATAGGGAATATGTTAAAAGGTATCCGGAAATTTATTCCAACGTATCTTACCAAAAGGGGATATGCCCGGTGGCAGAGGAGTTGCAACCAAGATTAATGCAGATTAAGACAAATTATCGTAATCTAGGGATCGCAAAGAGCAAGGCAGATGCACTGAGAAAAACAATTGAATATTTCAATAATAGGAGAGACTAATGACCACATATGTAATATCAGAAATAGGAATCAACCACAACGGTGATATAGAGCTGGCAAAGAAACTAATAGATAAATCAGCATCATCTGGTGCTAATGCTGTTAAGTTTCAAAAAAGAACAATAGAACTTGTCTATACCAAAGAGGAGTTGGACAATGGTAGGGAATCACCCTGGGGCACCACCAATCGACAGCAGAAGGAAGGTCTGGAATTCTCCATTGAGCAATATAAAGAGTTGGAAGAATACACCGCCAAGAAGGGCATGGAATTCATTATTTCCTGTTGGGATATCGATAGTGTCGATGTTGTTGAAGAAAACTTAAATGTCAAATATCATAAAGTGGCATCTGCACTTGCGACCGATAAGGAGTTTTTAAACAAATTAAACGAAACAGGAAAACCTGTTATTCTGTCTACCGGAATGTGTACTACGGAGCAAATCTCTGCTGCAATAAGAATTCTTAAAAATTTAAAAATCGTTCTAGCATGTACGAGCACATACCCCACAGCACCGGAAGAGATAAACCTAAGACACATTCGAACACTAAAGGGAAACTATCCTGATTTATCTGTTGGTTTTTCAAATCACTATAGTGGATTAGACGCCTGCGTCGGTGCAGTTGCTCTTGGTGCAGAGTGCATTGAATTTCACATAACCAACGATAGGACTGCCTACGGTTCAGATCAGTCTGCTTCGATTGAAGACTCCGATTCCTTAATTGATGGCATTCGAAAAATGGAACTGATGCTAGGAACGGGAGCAAAGATTGTTTATGATTCGGAAATCCCAATTGCTAAAAAGTTGAGAAAAAAAGATGACACTACAGGGTAAAAATATTCTTATAACAGGTGCGTATGGAGGACTTGGAAAGTCGATGTGTGAAGAGTTTCTCAAAACAGGAAACAATGTTGTTTTGGTGGGAAGAGACTGGAAAAAGCTTCTGAATTTAAAAGACGAGTTATCACTTATCGCAATGAAAGAACAGAAGATTGGAACTTATGTCTGCGAATTGTCGGATAGTGAGTCTGTACTGAGTATGACATCTACAATCAAAAATGATTTTGGGAACATCGATGTCGTAGTCAACGCAGCTGCCACTTTTCCCATATCTTCTATCGAGGATATGACAACGAAGGATTTTCAAAATTGCATGAAGGTGAATGTAGAATCTCCTTTTGTTATTATTCGAGAGTTTTTACCCGGCATGAAGAAAAATCAGTGGGGCAGAATTGTGAATATTGCTTCCTCTTCAGCCTACGGTGGTTCCCCCAAGACATCTGCTTATTGTGCCTCAAAGCACGCCCTCTTGGGTTTGTCTAGGTCTTTGTTCAAGGAATTGAAGCAAGATGGTGTGAGAGTGTACTGCATCTCCCCAGGATCGATTCAGACCGACATGGGCAAGGAAGTTGAAAAGTTGGGGCAAATTTATGATACCTTTATGACGACTCAGGATGTTGCAAAATATACTCATCATGTTATTTCTTACGACGGACATATGATTTCTGAAGAGGTGAGGTTAAACAGGATGTTTGTGCAATGAAGATAGGGGTGCTACAAGGACGACTGACGAGGCCCACCGACGGTCTATATCAGGAGTTCCCAAGATATTGGAGAAACGAATTCGATGCCTTGGAGAAAATAGGATTATCTGGTGTCGAGTGGTTGGTTACTCCCAATTCCTTTGATAAGAATCCATTATTTCTTAATCCCGATGACATTAGAGAAAAACCAGTGTTGTCGATATGTCTTGATACGTTAGTCAGCAATTTCATAGCAAACAGGGAGTTCTTAGCAAAATACTTAGATCCTGTTTGCAGACAGGCACAGACGATTGGGGTGTATATTTTGACAATACCTGTTTTAGATGAAAGTGACTTAAATGACGACAAAGAGAGGCAGGACTTTTGTAAGATAGTGAAGGAGTATGGAGATAAGTATCCTGAGATAAAATTTGCTTTTGAGTCCGAAATGCCAATCGATAAATTAAATGACATAGTGCGTCTGTGTGATAACTTTTGTGTTACATATGATACAGGAAACATCACTTCTTGCGGTGTTGACCACGAGGAGTTTATAGATTTTTTCGGGGAAAAGATTGTAAATGTACACATAAAGGACAGAACATATGACAGACAAACAGTCTCCCCCACTACCGGAGATACAGATTTTGATCTAATATTTAAAAAATTAAGTTCCGTGGACTATTCTGGGCAATTTATATTACAGACTGCCAGAGAAAAGCCGGGTGATGAATTATCGACAATAAGAAATCATACAAAAATATTCAAGGATTTATATGACAAGTATTTTTGATTTAAAGGGCAAGACGGTGTTTATAACTGGTGGTGCCGGAATGTTGGGTCAAATGCACGCCGAGGCAATTCTGGAGCATGGAGGATCAGTGGTGATAGCAGATAACGACTTAGAAAAAGCCACCGAGGTTGCGGATAAATTGTGTGAGAAATTTGATCAAAAAAGAGTACGATCCGTTTTTGTGGACGTGACAGACAGAAAGACAATTGAAGCAGCTGCCTCTGCCCACCCTACTGTCAATGTCTTAATAAATAACGCAGCAAAAAACCCCACAGTTTCTTCAGAGGGAAAAGTAGGGGGAGATTTTGAGACAATGACTCTAAAAGAATGGAAGAGTGGAATAGAGACTTGTTTGGATGGAACATTTTTGTGTTCCCAAGTGTTTTGTAACAAGTTCGCATCCGACGGCTCCGGTGTAATTGTGAACATCTCCTCAGATTTGGGTGTCATTGCCCCTGACCAAAGAATATACTTAAATGGCAAAAAACCGATAACATACTCTGCTTCTAAATTTGGAATTGTGGGAATGACAAAGTATCTTGCCACTTATTTTGCGGAAAAGAATATTAGAGTTAATTGCTTGAGTCCGGGAGGAGTTTACAACAATCAGCCAGTTGAGTTTGTTGAGAAACTTGCAAATCTAATTCCTATGGGTCGTATGGCTAAAAGGGACGAATATAAAGGTGCCATAGTTTTTCTGTGTTCTGAGGCAAGTTCCTATATGACGGGTGAGAACATAGTGATGAATGGCGGAAGATCAGCATGGTAAATACATTACCAATGGTGGGTAAATTAAGGAGAGAGACAGAATGAAAATAGCAGTTATAGTTTTATCGAATGATGATGTATGTGTCTGCGGAAGATGCATCAAGGATGGTCGAGCATCTAGTTACACAGATATGGTAACAGCAGTCCGTAGAACGTGGGCATCCCAGCAGGTAGACGGGGTAAAAGTTTTTTACATATATGGGCATCGACCAGGAACTGATTTTCCTGAAGAATCTGAATACAGAGATGTGGTCGAGGACTCCTGTATATACGAAGGGCAACCACCTAAAGATGCCAGCACCAACGTGCGAAGAAAGCGACATCCTTTTGCAATTGATGATTGTATCTACTCCGATACCCAGGAGGGCCGAGAAAATATATATTACAAAACAATTGATGCTTTTGAGTGGATTTTGGATAATGAAGAGTTTGACTATGTGTTGAGAACAAACTGTGGAACTTATATAGATTTGAATATCTTAAAACAATATGTTGAATCTCTGGGGAAAAGAGACAATGTGTATGCTGGTAGTCCAGGTGTTTACGACAACGGGCACAATCAAAATCAACCACCTGTCATAATGTTTGCTAGTGGTTCCGCATTCCTGGTCAGTCGAAAACTTATTGAAGAGTTAGTTAAAGAGGAGAGAGAGAACAGGGTGGATATGGTACGCAGTCCTTACGAGGTAAAGTGTATTGGTGACGACGTAACATTCGCAAAATTCTTTATTTCTGATAAGGGTGCCGAATTAATGACATGGGAAAAAACAGATGCAAGAAAAATCAGTGATATATCACCACTTAATGTAAAAGACCAATTACAGTTCTATTTTTGCCACACTATTGACCCAGCACTCATGTATTCGGTTCATAAAAATAAGGGATTGAGTCCCACCGAAGACGTGTCCAGTTTATTGAAGGGTAGGTTTAAATAAGGTGAAAATTTTAATTACAGGTGTAGCAGGTCTTTTAGGTTCCCGATTGGCAGATTGGATTCTCGAAAACACAGACCACCAAGTCATCGGCATCGATGATTTGAGCGGTGGATATATGAGCAACGTAAACTCAAGAGTTAAGTTTTTCAAATTCAATTTAAAAAATCTTGATAAAGTTAAGGATTTATTCGAAAAAGAAAGACCAGAAATTGTATATCACTTCGCAGCCTATGCTGCGGAAGGTCTTAGTCCTTTTATAAGAAAATACAATTACGAAAACAATTTAATATCCTCTACGAATCTGATCACCGCTAGCATTGAATTTGACGTTAAGAGGTTCGTATTCGCAAGTTCGATGTCAGTATATGGAGATAAATATGAACCACCATTTCACGAAGATCTTCAGCAGTGCCCGATAGATCCCTACGGGGTAGCAAAATTTTCTGTTGAACAGGATTTGAAAATAGCATATGACCAGCATGGTCTAGACTATACAATAATAAGACCCCACAACTTCTATGGAAGAAATCAGAATATTTGGGATAAATATCGAAATGTTCTGGGAATTTGGATGTACCAGATCATGAATGGGGTTAGTCCCACAATTTTCGGTGACGGAGAGCAAAAAAGAGCATTCAGTTATGTTGACGATTCTCTGTTGCCGTTTTGGAATGCATCTCAAAATCCCCAATGTATCGATCAGATAATAAACTTAGGTGGGATTAAGGAGAGCACGATTAATGAAGCGTGTGAGACTTTGATAAAAGTGGCAGGAACTAAATTGAAACCGGTCTATTTGGAGCAAAGGCACGAAGCCAAACATGCATGGTCCACTTGGCAAAAATCAGTTGACTTGTTAGGTTTCGAACACTCGATAAGTTTGGAAGAAGGATTAACCCTGATGTGGAATTGGGCACAAAAGCAGCCAATGAAAGATAGATTTGTGTGGGACAATTACGAACTGGATAAAGGTATTTATGATTTTTGGAAGAAATAGGAGACAGTGATATGAACAGTGTAGAATTACCCATGAACCACGTTGACAAGGGGTGGGGATGGGAACGATGGATTGTTAATTGCGAAGAATATTGCGGAAAGTTACTTTTCTTCGAGGCCGGAAAACGATGCTCTTGGCATTATCACAAATTGAAAGACGAGGTTTTCTACTTACAGTCGGGGAGGATGAGGGTTCTCTATTCCGACGAAGACGATTTGGAGAATTGTAAAGAGATAATTCTTGAACCAGGTGAAAACTTTCACGTCTACAGGGGATTGAGACACCAAATGATCGCGATCGACAATTCAGAGTTGTTTGAATTTTCAACACAACATTTCGATGAGGACAGCTATCGTATCCAAAAAGGTGATTAGACTATTTATTTCTTAAATTTATAGAACATTTACCCTATAATATAAATCATATGTGAAAGGAATTATAATATGAAATTGAGCAAACAAGCAAATGGCACTCTCATGATGGCACTACAGAAGTGTCTATTGGAGCAGTCTGATATAACTGTAATCTTAGACGAACTTGAATTTGACGTAAGTTCTGAGGGTGAGTTGGTGGTGAATAACCCCCCCACTTTCAAGATTGATGAATCTGGAGTGGAAGATAGTTCCCTCTAATGCCGAAATATATTTATGAATGTCTATCCTGCAAAGAGATTTTCGAAGTCCGACATGGCATGGCGGAAAGAGTAGATAATTGTGTAGAGTGTGGAAAGGGAGAAATCCAAAAAAGGATTTCCGACTTTTCTCTAGGCAAAACCAAAGAGACAAACTCAGAAAAGCCCGCGGGCACAGAAGTGAAAAAATTCATAGAAGAAACAAAAGAAGAAATCAAGGGAGAAAGAGAAACTCTCTCGTCGAGGATTATCGAATGATATATATATCTATTATTTTAAACATTATTTTAACACTACTCCTTTTTGTAGTTTCCAGAAAAGCACTGGAGACATACTCAAGGGTAGATGAAAGCTTCGAGGCCGTCGAGTCCTTCCGTGAGCATCTGGAAATTGTTTACAACTTAGACACATATTACGGAGATGACACCCTAGGCTCCCTTTTAGAGCACTCAAAAGAATTATCAATCTTTTTGGGAGAAATGCAAGAGACAAATGACGATGCAAACACCAAAACGCAAGAAGAAGGGTAAATTATATTTTACCAAAATTCACGAAGATGCCATAGTAGAATACTCTACAACGGATAGTCGAGAAAAGAAGACACAACTATATGTAGATCTTATAAACCCAGCATTTAATGAGATGGTGGACAAGATTGTTTATACATATAAGTTCACTACTTTGCCAAACATAGAAGATCTTAAATCGGAGTGTAAGGTTTTTCTAACAACTATTTTGGACAAGTTCGATCCCAATAAGGGTTCGAAAGCATTCTCATATTTTTCGGTAATTACAAAAAATTGGTTCATCCACAAGGTAAAGAGAAACACGGCACAAAACAAGCGAGAAGTGTATTACGACGAAATGCCAAAAGATTTGGAGCAGGCACATATGTCAACCACAAATCACTATTTTGAGATTAGAGAATCTAAAGAATTTTGGAGCCTGTTCTGGGACAACATCGATGAATGGGAAAAAATGGATCTAAAAGAGAACGAAAGAAAGGTTCTAGGTGCCATCAAGCAACTTTTTGAGTCATCCGACAACATTGAAATTTTCAACAAAAAAGCTATTTACTTCTATATAAGAGAAATAACCGGGTTAAATACGAAACAAGTTGTCGGCGGACTTAATAGATTAAGACAAAAGTATTCTCAATTTAAAACGAGGTGGGATAAAGATGGCATCTGATAAGATTGAAAAAGAAATAGCAAAAGCAATCTCCAACATAAAGAACGACAGAGCAGTAACTAGAACTTTACTCAATGATATTATGGAATACTTGAGTGCTTCCAAAGAACGTCACGTCGAGGTCGGCACCGTCGCAGCAAAGTATGTGGAAACACTACAGAGGTCAAACGAGCAATTGGTTAAACTTGTTGGTATAATGCATAAGAAAACCACCTCCGACACCGGACTTTCAATGAGGGACAAGGAAGATCTCTTTGACTTGATTCAGGAGAGTAAAGAGAATGTCGAATGATAAGAAGGTAAGAAAATGGAAACACGGCACCCTCAATACCATAAAGTCAGATACCGACTCTCTTGCCTATGACAATCCCCAAGAAGTAAGTCAACTAGATAGACTGAGGAAGATCATTTCCGGGACTGAGAGTTCTGATGTAAATGATATTCAAACTTGGACGGGATATGTACTGAAGGTTCTGTCCAATAAGGATTCTACTAAAGACTTCTCTAAACACCAAAAAGCAAACCTTAGAGTTCCTGGAGGAACAGAAATAAGGCAATTCATAGTAAGAATACCAGAGTTACACGCAGCAATTCCAGAGCCAACGAACTTATCTTTTGATCCAGATAACCCGACCTTTGACGATCTGTATGTTCACATGCATGATACCTTCACTATGATGGACAACACCCAAGCAACTCCCCAAGTTGGTGATCTTGTTGAGTGTGACTTCCGAAACAGGAAAGATTTTACGGAAGGAATTATTGTTGATGTTTATCACAAGCCGGGTAGTTTCATGTCCGGAATCCTTGAAATCGGCAAGTCGGTAGTGGATAGTTTGTTGGCCACCTTCGACACAGCTCCTGAAATATCCATGTCACCTGCTCCACCACCAACAGAACAAGGTCAGTCAACAGAAACAACAGTGTCTACCCAACCCGCCCCATCTAACAAGGACTGGTCTGGCAAGTCTGATGCGAATAATTGGTCACAAGACAAAATTCTTGAAAGTATGCACCCGGTGTTGAGGCAAAAAGTAAAGTTAATTATCTCTAGATTGAAGGCAAGAGGTTTTCCTGCCTATGTCTTTTTCGGGTGGAGATCTTCTGCCGTACAAAAGCATCTATATGACACCAACAAGAGCAAGGTGCAATTTAGTTTCCACAATAACGAAACAGGCCCCAATGCCCCTGCATCAATGGGTGCAGACATCATACACGGACATCCGAGAGACTTTAGGTCTGGAAAGAGTTTACATTGGGGAAATGGCAAGACAGAACAAATTGCCAAGTTTTGGAAAGCACTCGGAGAAGAAGCAGAAAGGGTCGGCGGGCTGACTTGGGGAGGCAAATGGCCACCGAGTGGAAAAGCAGCACAGCAGACATTGTGGAAGAAGTATCGCATAGGATGGGACCCGGCTCACATAGAATTAAAGGGACACGGTTCCCTGGCACAGAGGAAAAAAGCAAACAAAAGCTTTGCAAAGAAATCATAGGTAAAAACCATTGACGAGAAACAGGACAAAAAACATAGATAATTCTTTTAGTGATTCTTATGCTAAGTCGAAGCACAGAAGGAAGTCACCAATTCAAGATATTGCAACATCTGGCCTGGCCGGTGGAGCAATCTCCGAAGGATTTCCTCAACTGATAAGGACTGATTCGGAACAGGTTTTCGGAGAGACAGCTAATGCTAATATCGTAGTGGGTAGAGACAGACCATCCCATATGGGTAGTGGATATGGTGGACTAGGACACACTGGTGCTAGTTCGATGGATCTTGTCGTCGGCAGAGTCGGATATGCGGAAGAGCATGTGAATCCAGATTTTACTAATGATGCTGCCAGAATCCACATTTCACAAAAAACAGACGTTGATTCAAACTTTGGAATTTGTGCTGGAGACTTAGGCCCATCGTATGAAAGATCCGCAATTGCCGTCAAGGCCGATGCCGTTCGAGTTATTGGCAGAGAGGGGATTAAAATAATTTCCGGAGGAGATTCAACTAACTCCAAGGATGGAAAGATAGAGACATATTCTGGCGTAGAAATTATTGCGAACAACGACGACACGGACTTACAGCCCATCCCAAAGGGTCATAATTTGGTCATGGCCATTGATGAACTGACTGCCCTTGTTTACGATCTGTCTGGAATACTAAATTCTTTTGCCATGCAGCAAGACACGTTCAATATCGCAACGATGACTCATTTTCATATTTCCCCGTTCTATGGAATCCCGACACTGCCAAGTGACACGTTAATAGATCAGGGATTGCAAACCCTCCAAAACCACTTCCAGGATGTGACAATGGGACTTCTGGACTTCACTAAGAATTTGCAACTATTTCGAGACACATATATGATGCCTCATGGAAAAAGTTATATAAACAGTAAGTTCAATAAGGTAAATTAATGAGAAATTATGTAAAAATATACATTGGAGATTTATCAGAAAAGAAGAGTTTCTCCAAGTCCAAGACTGGGAAGAAGATCTCAATCGTCAGGGAGTATATGAATACCCTCAATGATGAGATGAAAGAATCGATTCGAAATAAGCAATACAAAGTCGTCGGTTTTGATTTTGAGAGAAACATAGGAAACAAACTAGGTGCCCTAGACAACGAGATTATGGAACACTTGCAAGAAGTCAACGCGTTGGAGGAGATAGAGAAATACGACGACTACATCTACAGCAATGGGGAATATGAACTTGTTGGGAAGGACAGCAAACATCACGCCATTCCCCACCCAAAAAAGCACAGCCTTGTGGTCAAAAATTCGAACTTGACGATAATTCTTGGAAATCTAGATGAGATTGTGGAGCTTGCGAAAAAGACAGTAAACCCAGCAAAGATTCCCGACAAGTCACTTCTTGATGAGCCAGGATGCGTGATGCCCGAATTTGTGCAAGAGAAAGTTCTTCCACTCGTTAAGGACGAGGTTAAGAAACGCAGGGGGCAGTCTCACAAGTCAACCCCATCACCAGTAGGGTGGAAGCAGTTTGTAGATAGATACCTCACTTCGTGGGTCACGGTTGAGAAAGTTGGAGATTCTCTAGATGAACCACCAAATGCCGATAAATTGAGAATGTCTCTTTCTGATCGGTCAGAGCAGAAAGGTTACTTCGAGAAGATAACGAGGAACCCCTCTAACGAAACTTTGTCCATCTTTGGGGAGCAGTACGAGAGGGAGAAGACATCATTTGCCAAATCATCTGATTTGTTTTTTGAAAAAGAAAACCTCGAAGCAATTAGATCTAGACTTGGTGCCACGATGGATTATCAGATCAAGCATCATAAACTTTGGACAGATATATTAAATAAGGTATGTCCCACTACCATAATGGGCAAAGTGATGGAGTGTACCCTGCCATCACTAGAGTGCCGGGAACTCCTGAAAGAATTCGGCATAAAGAGAATAATTCCGACAATTTCACAATTCGAGACTTTCGACCCCAGGCTTAGAACGGTTCGAAAGAAGTGGGAGAAATTAAGAGAGCAACAGAATGTGAAGGCAATAAAGTTCACTGGGCGATCGTATATGCAGGCAGAACCAATCACCGGTGGGATACACGAAAATCTTCAAGAATTCTCTATCTCCCTGTGGGTCCGAGCAAGATCGGATGACAACAAGAATGGAACCCATATCTTTAGTCACTATAGGACAAGACCGGAGGCAGAGAGAGCATTTGCAGTCAAGGTGGGATCGGAGAGAAATATAAAGGTAACTTTCCACGGCAATGGCCACTATGCAGACAGAAAAGAGATCATATCCAGCAAGAGAGTTTTCGATTCAGATTGGCACCATGTTCTTGTTACCTTTAACGGACCAAGAGGCAAGATAAAGATATATATAAACGGAGAAGAAGACAAGAATTCAAAAGTAAGGAATTATTCTAACTTTACTAAAGTCTTTAACTCTTCTGCCCCAATTACGTTTGCCTGCTCAGGAAATAAGACGAAAAACTACACAGGATTCCTTGACGAAGTTGTAATTTTCAAAAAGGAGTTAAACTCCACAAACGCGAAAACTCTCTCTAACCCCAAGCTTGTCCTCAGAAACGATTCGTCCTTAACGAAAAACGCAATGCATTGGTGGAGGATGGGAGACGATCAGAGGGATATTATAGACAGGAGTTCAAATTCGTTCACTAGATTAAACCGAATCCACGATCAGTTAAATGATATGCATGGGACTCCAAAAAGGTTTAATCGCAGGTCATCGGGGATTTACGATGCCCACCCCTTCGATGATGGGATGCTCGATGAACTTGTTGCAATTATCGAAGAGGTCTTTGATCTCGAAGTTTTTTGCCAACTTCTCTTGATGGCAGTCTTTAATGCTTTCGGTATCGACATTCCTGAATTCGGTGGACCTATGGGAATTCCGAAACTACCGACCAACAACCCTTTCGGAGCCCTCTTGAAACTTCTTGAGGAGGCAGTCGTGAGGTTGGTCGTGGATACTACCATGTCCATTTTCATGAACTTGTTTGAGCAATTGTCTGTTTCATGTAATGACATAGGGAAAGTGTTGGAGGGAGATTTTGCAGGCACAGAGATGGCAAAGTTTGCCGACAACTTCGGAGACTTGCTAGACAAAATTGCTACAGGTGATTTAGGTGAGATTTCTAAAAACCCACTCTCACAGGAATTAATCGGAGTAACTGCTGATATAATGAAGCAGACTGAGGAGTTCATGAACGAAACCGGGCAATTTTTAGAAAAAGCTATAAAGAATGGTGTTGTAACAAAGTACAGAGATCCGATTACGGGTGAAGAGAGAGATTACAGTGCGGCCGTGGAAGATTTTGATATTGTTACCCCCCAAGAAGTGGAAGCAAGAAAATCAGGAATCTCAGAGTCGTGGATGAACGAGTCAGATAACGATGAGGAGTATGCTGCTAAACCCCTCAAGAAACGAAAGGGGACACCGAGACAGGCATTGCGTGAGCAGATTTTCTGCAACCCGACCAAAGACTTGGGCAGCATAATGAGGGATGTTTCCTCCCTCGTACCACCAGATGAGATACTCAGACTCCTTGCGGGTGAGGCATCCATCAATACTCTGGAGGTAGTTGCGAAGGTGACAAATACGAAGTATCCACACCTCTCATTTTTATCCGACAATCCAGAATTCTTTAACCAGGCATTTGGAATATTGGGAGTATTCACCGGACTGGATAAGTTGAGGGACAAAGTTTTGGCAGCTGCCGATGATGCCACTCAGTTGGGTAAGAATTCATCCACATTCTGCTTCTCAAGTCAGGAAGAGGATCTCTTCGATAAAGAGAGGTTCATGAGAGATGTCTTAAACAGTAAACTATCAAAGGAGCAGATAGAAGACTTGTTAAAAAAAGCACAGGAAGATCGAAAGAGAAGATTTAATGACCTGTTGGATATGTCTTTGGGCAAAGATCCCACCACCGACAAAGACGACGAAGACGAAAAGAAGTGTGAAAAAAATGTATATGATTCCGTCCCAGAACCAGAGATAGTTGAGGAGATGCTAGCTAGGACAATACAGTCTTCAATCTCTCCTCTTGTTATGGCTTACGATGCTGACATGCTTCTCTATAAACCTGCTCTGTCTGAGCAGTTGCCTGCTGCCAGGAGAGTCCCCAAGATCCTCTGGCAAGGAGAGGACATACAAGTGACGACATTTGAGGACGGCAAAGTTGCATCACAAAAGGGTAAATTGAAAGAGACGATAATGAATCCGGAGTTTAAGGCAATGATTGCTTCCGGTCACATTCCTATGAAAAAAGACGGCAAACCTGACGGAACCGAGTTCGGTGCAATATTAAAAACAAAATGGTGGCCACCCTGGGATGAAGATTGGATGTCTAAAAGTGAGAGGATTCCACTTGGCAAAGGTGAGGACGGGGAATCTAAGGGTGACGCATCTGTTGATGATCTTCCTGGAGCACTCGGGCCCTACACCGATTACGATGAAGATACCGGTGGCAGCCCATTTGCATTCAAGGATATACAGAAAGTTTCCGTAGCAGCAAATGTCCGAAGGCATCTAAAACCCGAAAACCTCGAAGAAAATTATTTCTCCGGCCGAAGTGAGTTTTCGTTCAAGGCAAGAAACAATGACGAAAAGAGTATAAAACTACTGAGAGAGTACAATCAGATAAAGAAGAAATTCAAAAGAGCAAAGGCAAGACTTAGGGTATTACAGAGGCAGCACAACTCAAAGACAACTTTTTTCGGATTCAGTTTTGGTGGTTCGGATACAATGAAGGCACTCTCCTCTTCTGTGGAGCAGACAGCATCACTGTCTAGATCCATGAAGAAAAAGAAAAATGCCTACTTGAAGCACACTGTTTCCGGCTCCTCAAATTTGGATATATATGCAGACAAGGCATTTTACGGTTTGGACGGAGTTGCGGAAAACTCGGTTCTCAAAAAAGTCGCATCATCGAGAGGATATACAGACCCTGCTCCAAAACTTCCGACATTCAATGTAACTTATGCAAATGATTTCGGAACAAAGTATGAAAACAATTCCCTACTAAGCATCAGGAGGTTTGGCAAAGATCCGGTGCAACTTAATGCTGTGAAGAAGAATAGTATCGATCCTCTTTTGGAATCGCATTTGGAAACAAAATATAATTACGACCCCTCTGAGTGTGACGACGCAACCGGAAAGATTATTCAAACGAAATACACATCTCAGGAAAATGTTTTTTCCAAGGTCATCTCTTCAAAGTGGAAATCCGCATACGGGAGAGATTTAGACGAAGGACTTATAAAGAGTGAGTTGTTGGACTCTATCGACGATGGGGATGACGATGACATGATGGGGTCTACTTATGACGACATAATGAGGAAGGTCATGATCTCACTGGCCACTGAAGTGAGAAACACACCCCTCCTTTCCAAGATAGAGGGGACGGAAAACGAAGACACTGGAGACTCTGCAATTGGTATTCAATTTGCGGATTTCAACCCAACTCAATCAGAAATACATAAGAAGCATGGATTAGATCCTAGAATCATGGATTTTAAATCCTTTACGAAACAGGTGCAAGATGATTACAAATTCTTTAAGGATTGTAAACTTGGAGAAGTAAATCGAGATGGTAAAAGGAAATACAAAACTCCCCTGTCAATGGCCCTTCGAGCAGCACACCCCAATATGGTCGCAAGATTGTATTCGTTAGAGTATCTTCTGCAAGCAATATTTCCGGTGATAGAGTTCAATTCTGAACTTGACCCCACAACAGAAAAGATGCTCATGGATAAAATCCGCAACGACATGCGAAAAAGGCCGGGCTATTTTAAAGAGTTCTCGGACAACACACTGGAGATGCAAAACCTCAAGGCAGAGTATGGTCTATTGAAAGAAGACACATCGGAAACGATTGACGAATCTTTTATGCCAATTCTCAGGAAAGAGTATGCGTTTGTGTTGGAGAAACTTCGACAAGTAGTTCTGAAAGAGTGCCCACCGGACACATCGGAAGATGAAGGGGAGACAGGAACCGACCCTAACCCCGCATCCAACTCCAACACCGAGGGTGTCCCTGGTAATTTCGCACTAGAGTTGAAGAAGATTCTGATTGATAATATCTCTATGTTAGATGTTGTGGATAATCGATTTTCCAAGATAAGGGTGGGATTGAACAGGAATCAGAGAAATTCACTAAGAAGAACCAAGAGGGCAATCCGAAGAACCAAAAGGTTGGTCGGAATGACAAACAAGATTGTTCGAGATCATGGCGTTGAGATAATGGAGAAATATGATTTAGTAGACATATTTGACAGCGATAAGGACAGAAGAGATGCGTTAAAGGACAGAAGAAAGAGATTTAAAGAAAAGCAGAAAAGAAGGAGGGAACTGTTAAAAAACCGAGCAGTTCGTCAAAAAGCAAGATACAAGGACAAAAACCGGCTCGAAATATTGGGCAGAGGACAGATTTACCTAGAAAGATACATCAGAAACACCAGTGGAAATATTGTGAAAACCATTGGACAAAAAGATGTAAACCTCAACAGTTCAAAGCATTTATTAAATTCGAAAGTAGAAAAATATGGTATTAGGCTTGTGTATGTGGAATTGGCAGATCACAAGAGGGAGAGGACAACCCCCGACGGAGAGGAAGTAAGCATAGAGGAATTGATTACTTTGGCTGCTTCCAATAAGGATGACGCATATGTTGTCAATGACAATGAGTTCCTGGCCGGATTCAATTACCCCAAAGACGGAGGCACAAAACATAAGAGATATTGGAGAAAAGAAAAAGAGGACTATGACAAGGAGTATACAATTAGGAATGCCAAACCCAGACCAAACAAGACTAAGACATTTTTCGTTCACCCACTTGCTGAATATGAAGTGGATGCCGATGATCTTTTGGGTCTGTTGGGAATCTCAAGAGACGACTCGGACAAGGTTGAGTGCTTTGCACTAGAGGGTTTCACTGGACCCGGCATCGCCGAACGAAAAAATGTAGGAGTCCCAGATCACTATCACGAATATGAGGTTGATGCCAACGGCAACGGCCACACCACTGCTGTTTTGGTCGGTGATGATAACAAGTATGATGTAGTGGATCACGAGCACGAAATTGTTGATTTCAAGGTGCAGAACGAGGTATATGTATTTCCGAGATCTGTAGTGAGAGAAAATCATGTTCACGAACTGGTTCAGGACAGTGACATAGAAGAGGGTCAAGACACTATTACGGGCAAAGTTTCAAGAAAGATTTTTGATCACCTATCGAGAGAATTGATAGACACTGAAGACTTTAGAGTTATGTTCGAGTATTGCTTTAATTTACAGGATGTTTCATCTGTCATTTCATCTTATTCCTTTTTAGCTAACAGCACAAGAGAGATGCAGAAGATGTTCGACGTAACCAAACGTAGACTGGAGAATTATCTGTTTAATGCCTCGGAGGGTTCAAATTACTTCAATAGTGCCACCGGATGTAACGAGGCACAAATGGCCAAGAGCATGTTCAACATGGGCAACTCCAACATGGATGATTTGTGGAACCCCTCTTTGCTACTGCTTTTGCTGATGACCCCACTGCACATCTACAAGGGGTGGTCAAAGATGGCAGATCCCCATGTACTCATCACTCAGACAATTGTTGAACTTGGCCAAGCTGGATTTCTAATTCCTAAAATGGTGGAGCAAAAAATAGAAATACCATTCACCGATCCAGTCGATTGCGAAACATTGATGCTCCCGACGTTTCCAGGAGAGAAGATTGGATTCCCAGGTTTTACGCAACTTGTTGCCCTCGGTGTCACTTTTGCCCCCTGCTTGGTTATGTTACCTCCATTCCCACCAACACCATTTGGTTTGATATACTATTTATTAGTTGATCCTCTTCTCATGCTAATGTCCCCGTGGGCAAATGAACTTATGAAGAACGATCCAAACCTTCAAAGAGGTCTTGAAAATGCTGGATTGAATCTGCAAGATCCAATTCCATTGTGCATACCGGAAGAGGAAGAAGAGGAAGAAGAATCAGGTGGACGAACCCCAAGAAAGCAAAAACCCGATGAAGATGATTCATGTGCCCCATCAGGGCCAGACCCCGTTAGTGTCGGTGGATATGGGAAATCAAACTGTTGAGGATAAACGATGGCAAATAATTTAGATAAATTTTACACACCGCATCTCCCTTTGTCAAGGGGGAGTTCTTTTGATTATGATTATATAAGAAATCTTGAAGACTTGGTAAAACAGAACTTGAAGAATATTCTTTTGACAATTCCCGGAGAAAGATCGATGGACCCTGACTTTGGTGTTGGAGTTTCAACCTATCTGTTTGAAAATGTTGGTTCATTCGAGGGAAGATTGAAACAATCCATAGCATCTCAGGTATCGCGATACGCACCCTTTATCTCCCTTATCGACACAGATATCAAGGATGAGGGTGAGAATCTGATACGAGTCACTATAAGATATGAGATTCCAAGTCTAAACACAGAAGACGAATTATCAGTGGGTGCAAAAAATGACACCTCAACCGGAGGACCAAAGTTTTTAGTATAAAATATCATGAAAACTATTTATTTTGAGGATTGCCCATGCCAAAAAAGAATGTTCCAATAAAATACACAAGCAGAAGTTTCGAAACAATCAAGAATGATTTGGTCGATCACGCAAAGAGATACTATCCGACAACCTTTAAGGATTTTAATGAATCCGGTTTCGGTGCCCTCATGCTGGACTCCGTTTCCTACATAGGAGATGTTCTGTCTTTCTATTTAGACTTTCAGGCCAACGAGACTTTTATCCAAAACGCGGCCGAGTTCGACAACGTATTGAGACTTTCAAAACAGTCAGGGTACAAACACAAAAACAACCCATCTTCCAACACATTGGCATCCTTCTTTGTGTTGATACCAGCCACCACTGCTGGTACTTCCCCAGACACAAGATACTTGCCAGTTTTGAAACAAGGATCTGAATTCGTCGCAGATAATGGTGCCACGTTTGTTCTTGAAGAAGATGTTACGTTCACCAACAGACCGACAGTTGTTGCGAGAGTCAACGAGGCAACCGGTGCTCCCTCTTATTATGCGATTAAGTCGTATGGTCGTGTCATATCGGGAATATTGAAACAGACAGATGTTGTCATTGGTGAATTCAAGAGGTTTACGAAAGTGAAACTAGACATCTCAAATGTCAGCGAGATAGTGTCAGTAATCGACACCCAGGGTCATGAATATTATGAGGTAGATTACTTATCACAAAACACCATATATCGTTCGATTACGAATAGAGACTCATCGACAAAGGAGCAGTCAAGCATGTTGTTGAAACCATTCGTCGCAGCAAGAAGGTTCACGACAGACATTTTTCCAAATTATATAGAGATGCAGTTTGGATCTGGAAAAGAAGAAGACTACTCTACAGATTTGTCTCTAGATCCAAAGAGTGTTTCATTAAAAGTCCACGGCAAAGGGCACATTACAGACCAAGTTATAGACCCCACAAAATTAATACAAAGTGATAATTTTGGTCTTTCCCCCGCAAATACGACGTTGACAGTTGTCTACAGACAGAACACAATTGACAATGTAAATGTTGCAAGCAACACGATGACCAGGGTTGTTAATGCAGAACTTGAATTTCCTGATGAACTGTCTCTAGACAAGGTAACACTGGATTTTGTCAAGTCTTCCGTCGAGTGTACAAACGAAGAGCCAATAACGGGTGACACCGAAGACGTTACTGTTGATGAACTGAAGAACCGAGTACTTAATAATTTCGCAGGCCAAAACAGAGCAGTTACCCAGCAAGACTATGTTGCAAATGTGTACGCAATGCCAACCCGATTCGGGGCAATAAAGAGAGCAGCAATCCACCGAGATCCCGACTCTCTGAGAAGGAATATGAATTTATATGTTGTTAGTGAAGACTACAAAGGCAAGCTTGCTTCGTGCAACCAGACAACTAAGGGAAATTTGAAAACTTGGTTGAATAAAAACAAGATGATTAATGATACTATAGATATATTGGATGCAAAGATCCTTAATCTTGGTGTAAATTTTGAAGTTGTCGCGGACGCAGAAAAAGATTCTACAGATGTATTGGAGGGTTGCATTACTGCCCTAAAGGACAGATTCACATTGGAGACTTTTGAAATAGGGGAAGACTTCTTCATAACAGACATATACAATACCCTGAATGAGACAGATGGTGTCGTCGATGTTGTGAAGGTTTCTGTGTTCAAGAAGTCGGGAAACAGTTATGCAGATATTTCTTTTGATATAAATAACAATTTATCTCCTGATGGGAGGTATGTCTCTATTCCCAAGAACGTGATTTGGGAGATAAAATTTCCCAACAAGGACATCAAGGGGGCTGTTAAATAATGTCTATTAAAAAATACTTTTCCAATGCCGACAACACCATTACAAATGCCGCAGGAATAACTACTTCCATCCGAGGTACTGGTTCCAACATGGGTGCTTCTGATATTTTAGAAGTATTCTCTATCTACGGACAACAGACAACTTCTTCGGCCGAGTTGTCTAGGGCGATGTTGAAGTTTCCAGTAGGAACCATCTCCTCTGATCGGTCTTCTGGAGCAATTCCTTTATCTGGAGGTGTTAATTTTATTTTAAAAATGTCAAATGCGGAACACACCAATACAGTTCCGGCGAATAGTCAGGTTTCTATTCTTGCAATTTCTTCGTCGTGGAACGAGGGTACGGGAATGGATATGGAAGATTATTCAGACAGTGGCGAGTCGAACTGGATTTCCAACACCTCGGCATCAACATGGGTGACTCCCGGTGGAGACTATCATGCATCACCATCTTATGTAAAGTCTCTTGATACAGGTTTGGAGGATTTGGAAATAGATATAACCTCCTTCGTCGAGGAGTGGATGGCAGGAACAAAAGACAATCACGGATTGTGCATAAAGTTTTCGCCAACCTATGAAGCATATCTGTCAAACTCATCCGGATTAAACAGTGGTTCTCACATCCACAACACCGATGGAGCAAGAAGAAGCTATTACACAAAGAGGTTCTTCGGAAGAGGCACTCACCATTTTTACAAAAGACCCACAATCGAAGCTCGATGGGACTCCTCGAAGAAGGATCGTAGAAGCAGTTTCTATGCCAGCAGTTCATTGGTTCCAGCTGAGGATAACCTGAACACGATCTATATTTATAATCGTGTACGAGGACAATTGCGAAACATCCCGGCTGTCGGCACAGGAAGCATTTATGTCAGTCTGTATTTAACTGGTGCCTCTGGTCCACGAGGAAACCCATTGACATTGTTTGACGGCACCACCGCACTGACGGGGGGGTATGTTTCAACTGGCATCTATTCGGCATCTGTTGCCTTGGACACCACTTCTTCGTATTTGTATGACGTGTGGCACAACAATTCCGTAACACAGTATGTTACCGGGAGTAAAATAACAGTATTAAGTTACGACGCAGACGTTCAGGTGGGGATAGGAGATCATGTCTCTAATATAACTAATCTAAAACCATCCTACACCAACCGAGAATTGGCCAGGATGAGATTGTACGTTAGGGATAGAGATTGGAATCCAACAATTTACACTGTAGCTACAAAGAATATTCAAAGTAAGACGGTCGAGGATGCATACTGGAAGATATATCGAGTAATGGATAATGAGACGATTATCGATTACGGTACAGGAAGTTTGAATCACACGAGGATGTCATACGATAACGATGGAAATTATTTTGATGTTGACATGTCAATATTAGAAAAAGGATATTCATATGCCCTAAAGTTTGTTTACAAAATAAATGATCGTTATGACGAGCAATCCGAAGTATTCAAGTTTAGGGTTGATTAATGGCATTAAAAGATTTATTTGGAAAAAAAGGACTAAAACCTGTCTCTTCTAAGAATTTAGAACAAATAAAAGAAGAGATAGAGAGTGCGGATCTTTTAAGAAACAAAATCACCGCAGACAACAGGTTCATACCGAGGGTAGACTATTCTGACCCGAAGAACTTCTCCTTCTACGGATCAGCAAAAAAATATTACTCAGAAGCACTTGTGAATATTTACGGGTATTATCCTTTCGATGGATCTGCTGCGGAGAAGTATGAGTGGGAAAATAATGCGTCATATTTAGATTTATATCTTTTTGAGAATTCCTATCCAAGATCCACAGGTCATGCCAAACTCGGTCAAAACTACCTAAGAACCGGAGCAGGTAGTGGAGGGTACTATAATACGACAGAAAAAGAATACATCTTATTCTCTGGCGGCCCGAACACTGGTTCCCTAGAAGTCTCCAAAAACCCGCTATTCCACAATTTTACAGGGTCTAACACATACGACACAGACTCCTTGCAAGAAAATAACTTGTCCTTCACGGGAAAGGCTGGCGTGACGGTTGAGTTTTGGTTAAAGAAGGGTTCTTTCTCTTCCTCTGTTGAATCACATAAGCAGGTTGTTTTTGATTTGTGGAATAGAAAAACCCAAGGGCAAAATGATTATTGCAGATTTAGGATCGAAGTTACCGGTTCTGGAAATAAACTGATCCTACAGGCCACGTCTGGAAGTTCTGGAGCAGACTACATCCCACTCTCCACGGGAATAGATATGAATGACAATGCGTGGCACCACTATGCTGTGACAGTAAAGAATCAGGGCAACGAGTTAACGGTGTGCTCCTATGTTGACGGTGCTCAAACAGCAACTGCTACAACTGGATCGTCCATTAGTAATTTCGATGGTGAAACGCAAGCACACCTTGGTTCCCTCATCACCACCGTCAATGGCCATGGTGGCCACGGATACGGAAAGTTGTCTGGTTCTGTTGATGATTTTCGATTTTGGAAAAAAGCAAGAACGAAAAAGCAGATAGGTGAGAATTGGAGAGGACCAGTTCATGGAGGATCTAATACGGACACAGAGAGTGGAACAGATCTTACAGTTTATTACAAGTTTAACGAGGGCATCTACGATGTCACAACAAAAAACAATTATGATAAAAAAGTTATTGACTACTCAGGAAGAACAACTTTGGGACATTGGTTTGGATATGCGACAACATCCAGATCGACGACATCTGCCTATGTCGAGTCGGGAGTCTTATCTAAGGAAACAAAAGATCCAATTATGTACTCTTCCCACCCGGATGTCGTCGATTTGAGCACGAGACTACAGGAGTCAGGTTCTCTTCACGACAAGCACAACAACACGAATTTATTCAATAGTTTGCCATCGTGGATTGTTGATGAGGATGATTCTGATTTAGAATACCTGACTCAAATAATGTCAAAGTACTTTGATGAACTTCATTTGCAGATAAAGTCCCTCCCAGAAATTAGGCACCTGACCTACCCCAGTGGTAGTGAGAAGGTTTTTCCATATGGAAAGCAGCTGCTAGCTAGTCAGGGCCTGAACATGCCAGAATTGTTTGTGGATTCAAACCTTCTTGAGTACATAACAGACAGATCAGACAAGGTTGTGTATGAAGAGAAGTTGAACACAACAAAGAACATGATCTACCAAAATATCTACAACAACCTCCTCTATCTGTATCGTTCGAAAGGAACAGAAAAATCAATTAGAAATATCACAAGATGTTTCGGCATAAACGAGGATCTCTTGAAACTCAATATGTATTCTAACAATTCCCTCTTCACTTTCGATGAGAATTATACCCAAAAGTCAATATCAAAAAGGTATGCGGATTTCAATTATCCAGATAGATTTGGTGCAACAATTTTTCAAATGACATCAAGCACAAGTCTGGACCAGAGATCCTTTTTAAGTGGAAGTGCAATGACCCCCTATGACGCAAACACTTTCCAAGCAGAATTTATTTTTCCAAAAAAGATCGATCCGAAATATTCTTACTTTTTCGACACCCCGTTTAGGAAGGTGTCTCTCATGGGGGTTAATTCTGCTACGTCTTCTGACGCAGGATCTGCGGAATGGCCCACAAGAAACACGGATTTTTCTGTATATGCTGTAAGGCCACTTGTGAACAGTCCGGATGCCTACTTTCAACTAACTTCGTCCCTCTTCGGTGTTGATATAAAGTCAAAGACATTTAAAGGGGTATACGATAATGAAAAGTGGAACATTGCTTTCCGAATTAAGCCGAAAAAATATCCTTATGCAAACTTCGTTTCTGGAAGCTCTGAAGATTATGTGGTAGAATTATATGGAGTAAACCACAGTTATGATTATAGGAAAAACGAATTTTCACTGTCTGCCCCCATTAGCACTGCACAGGGGAGGGACTACTTGTCCGACGATAGGAGAATTTATGTTGGAGCCAGGAGAGAGAACAACATAGGGGCAATTTTAGACTCCTCGGATGTCCTCATTTCTTCTGTGAGATATTGGGACACTTATCTGGAGGATTCTGAAATAATAGACCACTCCAAAGATCCGACAATTTATGGACCAAGATTGGCCACAAAGGGAGGTCGAATTGACGACCACGAAAAAAAGAGGAGGAAAGAGTCCCTTATCCTACATTGGGATCTCGACAACACCACCACCTCCGACTCTTCTGGCGGATTTGTGTTGACAGACTTGTCTTCTGGTTCTTTAAACCTGACAGAGTATGCCAAGTCGTACTTGTTTGAAACAACCCATACTGAACTGTTCCCCTTTGACGGTGTGCCCGCCGGAACCTCTGTGACTTTTGAGATAAGTGGTGGAGAAATACAACCAGTAGCTACTCCCCAATCGGATGAGTTTTGGGACGTTATCGGTATGGAAATTATGCCCGCTTTGTCTAGGGAGACAGATAGTTTAACAGCACAGCACGACGGATTAGCATATGGGTTCCCCGTGAATAGCACCAAGGTGGTGAACAAAGAATACCTCTCAGTCGCAAAGAAGAACATTCCAGAAATTGTAAATGGGGATCATATGATTAAAGTTCTCTCCAATGATGACGAATATTTTTCACGCACTGCATCTCCAGAAGAGTATTTTTTCTCTCTAGAAAAGAGCATGTATTCTTCAATTTCCGAAGAGATGTTGAAGACCGTATCTACAATAAGGGATTTCAATAATCTGGTTGGAGAACCAGTAAACAAATATAGGCCCAGATACAGAGAGTTGGATTGGTTACGCACTCACTTTTTTGAAACAGTCGGAAATGATCCTGATGTGGAAAATTTCATGGAGTATTACAAATGGATTGACGACTCCATTGTCGAAATAGTAAAACAATTTATTCCCCTTTCTGCTGACTTGGTAGATTCAAATGCTAACATAATTGAAAGTCACGTCATGGAGAGAAACAAGTATCAGCACCAGTACCCTGCACTGGAGGAAAGGATTGCTTCCATTTCATCTCCTGCTAAGGGATCGGGAGACATGACATATCGGTGGTCCAGAGGACATGCACCAATATCACAATTACAATCCCAGAATTGCCAATGGTGGAACCAGAGGGCAGAGAAGTCGCATACCAATTTGAGTTCTAGTATTACTCCCGCAAGGCAAAGTCTGTTTGACTCCATGAGCAACACTTACAAGAAAGAGAGAGACAAGGCCGCAATCTTGATTGTGGACAATGTAGAGCAACTTTCTGACAACATAAATGCAATTGATTATGCAGTAAAAGAGACAACTTTTGGTTCTGGCGATTACTTATTAATAGAATCATCCGATGTCGTATCTAGCAATATTGAGTGCGAAAGAGAAGTCACTCCCGAAAAGAAAATAAAATTCGGGTTTGCATTAAAGAAATCGTAGTGATTTGGAGGACTTATAGATGGCTACAAAAAACATAGTACCAAGAGCAGACAAGGAAGGTGAATTAGGATCATCTTCAAAACGATGGAATAAGGTAAACGCAATAACTGGATCTTTTGAATACATAGAAACAAAAATCCAAGCAATGAAAATTCACAACTCAGGTTCCACAGAGTTTGGCAACACCTCCGATGACAAGCACACCTTCACTGGAACGGTAAACATCACCGGCAATGTCGGCATCGGGACAACTTCTCCTCAAAATTACTCAGGGTATTCTACTATAACAATTAACCATGCCACCCACGGAGGAGTCATTCAATTCCGACAAGCAGACTCCAATAGGGCAAAGATTTACAGCAATGGAAATGATTTTGAAATTGACTCTCCCGGTGAAATAAAATTAGATGCAACAACCAATATTGATTTTACCATCTCCGAATTCACCAAGATGAGAATGTTGTCTAATGGTAGCTTTGGAATTGGAACAACATCACCTGACCACAAATTGTCTGTCATCGGGGATCTCTCTGCTTCCATCAACGTATCTGCCTCTGGTTTTTATGGACAAACTTTAGATTCGCCGGTTCTACGCACTGACACAAACACAATGTCATTGCGTTCCAATGGTGCTATGTTCTTTTACATCGACGACGATGGCAATGACACGAATAGATATTTCAAATGGTTTGATGACAATACCGTAAGAATGCAACTTGACGATCATGGAGATCTGGCAGTGGATACTGACACCTTCTTTGTCGATGCCGTTAATGATAAGGTGGGAATCAACACAAACTCTGGACTTGATTACGCACTCAATGTTGTCGGTGACATCTCTGCATCAGGTGACTTTTACCTTGCCGGAGGAGACATCAGGGACAGCGGAGGGCAATCAAGGATTCAAGTGAGTGACGATGCCAACACCATATTTAGAGCACATGATGGAACACCCATGTTTACCATTGGAACAAATTACGTTCAAGCCTATGGGGATATGTGGGTAGACGATTTCCTCAAACCCAAAGCATTGCGTGTTGGATCTAGCATGGTTGATCCCGGCGACGGCAACTTCTACGTGGAGGGAACAGGAACCTTCGCAGGTAATGTCTCTGCCTCCATCAACATATCTGCTTCTGGGTTTTATGGTGACGGATCTACTCTGTCTAACATCACAACTTCACCCGCGGGCTCAAGCACTCATGTTCAATATAACAACGGTGGTGCTTTCGCCGGATCTGCCAATTTGCTTTTCGATGGCACAAAACTAACATCAAAACAGCAAACTATTCACAACGAAAGTTTGAACGCTCTCACCGATGTAGGTGCCATAGCAAACTACCATTTGTATTTGAGGTGTGATGATAACACCGACCAAAGTGCAGGTATTGCACTAGGATCTTCTGATAATGTTGGAGCAGCTATTATCTATAAGGACGTGGGAGGTTATGGACGGGGACGGCTAGAATTTTATACAAAATCCTCCGTAAGCAATTCAGCAGATCCAGTTCAGAGAATGGTGATCACCGAGGACGGGGAGGTTGGAATCAATAAGGTTCCCACCACGGGGTTATATAAGTTTGAGGTAGATGGAAAAACAATGTTGGGAGATACAACGTTGATTTACGATCCTTCAAAGAATGTTTTTTCTGACGTTGGCATTTGGACCAATTATCACCTTCTCTTGGAGGGAGGCACTTCCACCAATGACGGCATTGGCCTTGGATTTATTAATGATGACAGCATTGGGGCATCCATTATTTATAAGGATCTCGGAACCGAAGCAAAAGGAGAACTACAGTTTTACACAAAAGAGAATACCGATCATATGGGTGATCCAACCCAAAGAATGGTGATTACTTATGACGGAAAAATTGGCATGGGGATAGCAAGTCCCTCTGTTGCCCTTGACGTTGCTGGAACAGGGTCTTTCACAGGTGACTTATCTGTTACTGGTGACTTAACTGTCAACGGAACTACAACTACTGTAAACTCAACCACACTACAAATTGATGACAAGAATATCGACTTAGCACATTCTCCCGGCGGTTCGGAAGGGAATGACTCAGCTGTCGATGGCGGGGGAATTACCCTCAAGTCATCTGACAGTGATAAGACACTTAATTGGGTTAATGCCACAGATGCTTGGACTTCAAGTGAACATATTGATCTTGCGAACGGGAAGGTTTTTAAAATAAACAACAATGAAGTCCTTTCCGCAACAGCACTCAATTCTGCTGTGAAAATCAATAACGCAAACTGGTCAGGAACCGATCTCGGACTATCTAATGGTGGTACTGGTGCTTCAAATTCTTCTGGTGCAAGAACCAATCTTGGTGTAGCAATCGGATCGGACGTTCAGGCGCACGATGCAGATTTAGATACTCTTTCGGGAATGCAGTCTGGTGCCGCGGCAGAACTGGCATCACTCACTTCGGGGGAACTTGGTCTTCTTGATGGTGCTTCTTCCGGCAACATCCTTTCCGGCAAAGCGGCCGTCCTTTCACCAGCTGGCACCCTTTCTGTACCCGGTGCCTTCTCTGCCTCCCTCGGAGTATCTGGTTCAGAGGTTCGAGGAGGTGACTTCTGGGTAGGGGACACAGTTTATCTTTCTACAGGTCCGTCGTCAAACTATCTCAAGTACGACTCAACTTATGGGTTCTATTACAAGGGGGGTGGATACTTTTACGGAGACTTAGCTATCAATGGGGACTTCACCGTTTCTGGTGGAGACATCAAAGACTCCGGTGGCACAAGTCGAATTTCAATTGCCGACGGAGCTTCTACAATTTTTGATGATAGGAATGGCAACCCCAAGCTTAAAATCCATTACGCAAACGATTACGAAACTTCGGTCGAAGTTATTGGAAACATGTCTG